ATGAAAGACGAGATTCCAATGAAGTCTCTGCTGAACGTGCAGTAGAAGCCTCCGATGAAATTGTGACTGCTACTGAATTATCAGCGGCAAGTCTTGTGGACTCTTCTGTTGAAGCACGAAGGTTCAATGAAGTTTCTGCTGAAAGCTCATTTGATTCTTCTGCTGCAAGGCGAGTCTGAAGTGAACCTTCAGCAAGCTCTGCTCTTGCCTTTTCAGTTGAAACGTCTGCTTCACGAGCAACGATGCCCGAAGAAAGGTTAGTTGAAAGAACTACCTCTGCTGAAGCTGCTCTTGAAGCTTCTGCTGAAACGTCTGCTGCTCTGTTGACAAGTTCCGATGAAAGGTTGCCTGAGATAACACCTTCTGCTGCCTCTGCTCTTACCTGTGCTGAATCAACTGCTGAAGTTGAAGCAGATTCTTCAGTTGAAATTCTTGTCTGAAGTGTAGCGTCAATAGTAGCGAGTGAAGACTCTGCTGCTGCCTGATCGGCTTCTTGAGTCGACAAGCGAGTCTCAAGCGAAGCAACATCTGTTGAGTTGCCGAACTTCTTCCAAGCGCCTGATGCATCGTGCCAGATATAAAAGTGTGTCAAATACTTGACAATACGTCCGTCTGCGTGATCTCCTGAAGATCCTGATGCGGGTTGTGAAGCAACGATTTCGACTGCAAAGTCTTCCGCCGTTGCGTTTAAAATATTAATTCTACTCAAAATTTTATCCTCCTAAAATATTGTTAAATGTGCAAGTATTCGTGACTCTGCACTATAAAATTTGAGTTAAGATGGACAAGAGGATAAACCTCTCCCACCTGCCTCTATCTAGGCTCGAAATAAAGATAAAGAATAGGTTTTTTTTAGGATTGTTGTTTAAGGATTTGAGAGGGTAAAAATAATTTTACTGCACAATTACTACGGTGTAATCTGTGTCAGCGGCGACGTCGCCGAAGTAGAAAACGACTGTGTTTTCTGTTCGGGTAAAAGGCAAGACAATGTTATCGCCTGCTGATGTGATAATTTGAACTAAATAATCTGCGATACCGAGATCGTGGGTGAGAGTGGTTGATACGTTGCTACCAGCAAGTGCTGTGACGGTGAATATCTTTATCTCTGGTAAGAGGGCTGATTCTGCTGCTATGGCTTCGATACGTTCTTTTGTAACGACTCCGACTGCACCTGCGGATTTTCCAGATCTAGCACCCGAACCGCCTTTACCAGACATAAATTCTACCTCAACCTACGCCGTCGCCTTTACCCCAAATCTTTCTTAACTCTGTTTTGGTGGTACCATCGGCAGCGATGACTTGTGAGTTTGGCTCGTTTGCAGCTTGTGAACCACCAGAGGTAGGTTCATGGTCGAGTACGCCAGTAATCAAAATTGATACTGCATCGTTATCTCCGCCTGCGCCTTGCGCTTGCATTGCGGCAGCATTTGTAATAATAGTGTCGCCAGCGAACTTTTGAATAAGAAGAAAGACAACTTTTGTTCTAGAACTGATAGTTGCTGTTTCACCTGTCTTGATTTCAATAAAGTTTCCTTCACCAATTGGGTTTGCGAGAACAGGGGTTCCCTTATCAAAAGCTACATTTTGCCCTGGGGCTGTTAGCATGGCTTTGACTCGGATCTTACCATTGGTGGCTTGCTCAAGCACGCCATCATCGTTGCCTGTGCCAGTCCATGCTTCTTCTAGGTTGATTTCAACACTTCTTAGAGTTGTTGGAAATTCTACCATAAGAAGTTCTCCACCTTCAAAAGGCGCAGCACCTGCCGCCCAGTCTACTGACTTACCATCAGTGTTTGCGGTGCCTTCGCCAGCATTGCCGCCAGCAGTAGTAAAGCTAATTGAGCCTTTGTTGGCGACGGCTGCTGTGACAACCTTACAAGTAAGACCGTCCCGTGAGGGCGTGTTTGCGAGAAAGCTTCTGTCAAGATTGGCGGTACCGCCGAATCTAACAATTCTCTTGAAGTAGGGTTTGCCTGCTTGGAGTTGGGTTGCTCCCATTCCACCAAGGATGTAATTTCTTGCCATTGTAAAAGTCCTCTGTTATAAAGCTATAATAAATAGTTATCTATTTTGGTTTTGTCGTTGTCGTTTTCGCTTGCGAGCCTCATCAGCAAATCTACGGCGTTCTGCCTCGATTTTCTTATGCTTCTTGCGAAGTGATTTCTTTGGCACGTTTCTACAAAGAGGCGTGCCACGAGAAGGATCTCTGATGTCGTTCATGATACCCTCCTTCTTCAACTTACGAAGGGCTCGTCTTACGAATGCTTCCGTTGACTCTCCGCTTCTAATTCTTTCTTCAAATAAACCTTTTCCTTTATCTCTCATTTTATTCCTTTCGTGTAAAGTGTTTTGGTTTTTACTTTTTGCCTTCTGCTAGTTTCTTCCAGACATTGCCAAGACTGCTTGTGAGCCCATCGATGTTTACGCCTGGATCACTAGGATCTACTCCGTCAAATGCCTTGTAACCGCCAGAGCTTTTAGAGGCTGAACCACCTTTTCTTAATGGCTTGGTTCCCTCGAATACGTCAACGCCGTTATAAGATGAAGAGCCAATAGCATCAAGAAGTTTCTTTTTATTTTCTAAAATCTTTTCTTTTTCGGCTTGACTCATTTGATTCGTTTGTTGTGGGGCTGGCTTCTCCTGATGTTGGACAGGTGCTACTTGGCGAGTCTCAGTCATAAGTCCGCCTTGGACGCCAGCAATAACTTCTGAAATAACTTTAGACAATAAGCCACTTGATAAGAGTGCGTCTTTCACACATTCCTCTACGATAGGCTTGATAATATTCTTTAGTTCTGATTTCTTCAATTTTAGTCCCTTACGATGTCGTTTAGTAATCTGTTAATCTTGTCTGCCTTAGTGTAGACGTTTGTTGTTTTAATCTTGCCCTCGGCTAAAGACATAAAAGCTCCGATAGTAGAAGGATCTGAAACAAAGTCAAAGCAGATAAGGTTGAAGTCATCTTCAACAATAGTGTTGCCCTGTCTATCCTCGTGAACCGAACCCATTCCTCTTGAGGAAATGCCGAGTGTAACGTTTGACTGAACAAGAGATTGGAGAATCTGCCCTGAAGGTGTGTTGAGGATTTTACACTTCCCCATTACGTTGTCGCCTTCCCACCAAATTTGAGTCATAAGGTGTGAAACGTTCTTCAAGTTTACAACAGAGTCTTCTGGGTGATCTAATTCACCAAGGGCTCTTTTCTCTCTTACCACTTTTTGATAGTTCTCTACTTCTCTCTCCAAGACTTCTCTTGGGTAGACTCTACCATTTTGGTTTTTTGCTTTTGCTCTCTGGATAATGCCTGTGAGATACATCACCTTTCCTTCGGCGACTTCCCTCTTTTCACTTTCGGTTAAGAAATCCTGACAGACTCCTCCTTCGCAAAGCTCATAATATTCTCTTAGCAGAACTTTATTGCTCATCTTTTAACTCCATAAATAATAAAACGCAGGCTCGCCCTGCGTGAATATGCTACCTTTGCAACAGTTGCGAACTGGCTGTAACATCCATCTCTTATTTGTCATCTTAAACCTCTCTATCTTTCTATTCTTAGCCCCTTGTCTCCGACTATCATATCAAAAATATAACAAGTACCAGAACTTAGGCAACCAAGAAGGAAGCCAGTCAGAGGACTATAATCAAAACTAAATAGTGTGGTGTATGTGTTTACGCTCCATAAAAATACACCTGCCCAGAAGCCCATGCACATAGTGCAAGAGAAGAGTTTCCCAAACCATCCGTTGATGGGGCGAATATTATCGAAGATCTTGCCGTAAACTAATATCTGAGTAATGCCGGAGGTGGCGAGGATGAAGTAGATTAAATTTGTCAACTCTCGTTCCTTTAATAAACCCTGTAATAAGATTTTATCGCTGGGAACTTTTCTACCGTTCCTTTCGATTTTTCGTGAGGAACTTCGCCTAGCTCTGTGGAGTCAGATGTTTCTGGGGAAGTTTCATGCTTTGTTATCTCATCTTCAAGTGCTGATTGGTGAGAGTAGTATGGCTTTTCTTCCTCAATGAATCTGCCGAGAGTGTACAATACAACCTGAACTGGATCAGCGCCATTAGAAGAATCTGGAAAGCCTGCCTGCATTGAACCGTAAATATTGCCAGACTGGACTGACTCCCTAGTAATGACACCCTTCTTGCCGAGGAACTCAAACATTCTGTCTTGCGCTGCGTAGACATCATCGGACATGTCCTCTTTTGGAAATGAGAGAATCTGCTTCTTTTCAGGACTCACGAGAATATCAATGTCAAAGTGATCATATATTGCATATTCTCCTGCTAGTGTCTTCCGCAGTATCATATTGACTTTGGCACTATTTTCTACAGAGTTTTCTGGTGGTGGGGTGCTTCCAATCTGAACCTTTATTTCTTCAGCCATTTGATTCAATCTCCCGTATTAGCGCCTGTATTTGCATAATCTTCTTTATGACAGTCTCGTCGAGTTTAGTCTCCTTTAATTCTTCCAAGAATCTTAAAACTTCTTCCGTCTTCTCTGTCATGTTAGGATCTTCAGTTATCTCTTTCAATTCGAGCGACTCTTGAACCTTCTCTTTCAGTCTCTTAACTTCTTCATTCAAGTAGGATTTTAGGGACATTCCATTGTCTGACACGGAATAGATGTATCGTGAAACTATCTGTTGTTGCTCTTCATGAAGCTTGCCAGCATAAGCTTTATTGAACTTGTTTGTAAAAGTCTTATAAGCGATGGAGTCAAGGTGCTCTAAAATCTCTTTTTCAGTCTTTTCTTCTGCCTTCGTCATCTCTGTAAGAAGCTTGTCCTCAAGAATAACTTTCTCGTTAGGAGAAACGTTGTCGGCGAACAACTGTCCGATAGTAGCCATAGTCTTGTAGTTTGGAACAAAGTTGGAGTAAACTTCTTGTCCCAATTCAACGTTAATTTTTTTAATCAACTTGGACTGCTCCGAGAAGACAACCTGTGTATTTAGTCTATCCCTATCCCTGCGAACTTCTGAGATGATTCTCTTTGCAAAGTCCGACTCAGCTTCTTTCAACTCCATAAGAACCTTATAAGATTGTAAGTCCTTATAAAGAACTCCACGTTTCGTGAAGTGCCTTTTGATGATTCTAGCTATCTTTGTTTGTCGATTAGAATCACTAGCTACTACAGACTTTGCCATCTCCTTTATGAGTGCCTCGAAAAGGAAGGCTGTGTTTCTCTTTTTATTATGCTTAAACTTCATTTATACTGTTATCCTTTTAATTGCTTATTCTTCTTCTTTTCGAGATCTTTTACTAACGACTGAACTTGCCAATCTGTTAGCTCCTGATTCACTTCAAGAAGCAATTTTTCTTCTTCGTCAGTGTAAGTAGTTTCATTACCCTCATAAATGCCTCGGGAAAGTGTTTTCAAGTCCGACATGCCGGGCATGGTGTTTCTTGGGGTGAATGAAGCTGTTTCATCTGACCACTTAGATTTTGTTGATCTTTTCCTAGCGCCTTGTGGACGGGAGTCAACCTTTTCGGGATGATACACTTTTCCTTTAGCGCCGGGAGTGAGGTATCCGTCTCTCTTACCTGGTGCTGCCAAGAGTGCTGATTCTGGCTCATCGCCTCCTGCGTCATCTGCGCCGGTATCAAGATCTAAATCGTCTCCGCCTTCATCGTCACCCATATCTAACCCTCCGCCGCCGCCTTCAGCGTCGGCTGGCGCTTCGCCTGCTGCTTCAATTGCTGCTGCGAACTTGGAATCGTGGAACATCTCCCTTTCCACTCTAACGATCTCTTCTTCTGTGATTCTAAAAATGTTTCTATAAATCCAGGCTTTTGAAAAGTAGCCCTCAGTTGCAGCCGAAGCTATTTCAAACTTGGCACGTAGATGCTCTAATTCCTGCATTGCCGCAATCTGTGAAGGATTATTTAGCCTCAAGCCAAATTTAGTCAAGTCCTCGCCACGATAACCGAGAGTGTAAAGGTGAATAATTCCAACCTTTTCTAGCTCGGCGATAACGGAGCGTTGAAGCCTTTGAATAGTTCTTGCAAAGCGGATGTCTTTTTGTGCGAGTGTTGCTTTGTCTTCGTCTGCTCCCTCTGAACGAGAGAGATAAGACTGAGGGATCTTGAGGGCTGCAAAGAGTTTATCTCTCAAATATTTTACGTCGTCGATGTCGCCTGTGTAGGTTCCACCTGGAAGAGACTCAATCTTTGTGCTCTCGCCGCCACGGACAGGAATAAAATAATCTTCGTCAATAGAAAGCGGGTTGTAGCGAAGATCAACACGTCCAGTGTTTGCGTCAACAACTTGATTCTTCTTCATAGTTGTTACGACTTTTTGCATATACTGCTCTACGTCTTGAGGAGAGATATTACCAACGTCAACATAGAAAACTCTTCGTTCTGGTGAGCGTGTGATTCTATAAGACATCATCGCATCTTCGATAAGATGAAGCTGTCGCCAGATGCGTCGTGCTGGTTCTAAAATAGAAGTTCCATAAGGGGCATACTTATCATTGCCTAAAATTCGGAAGTGTGCTACCTGCCAGTTCTCAAAAGTAAGCCCAGCAGAATTCCATTGATATTGAACATAATTAGGGTTGGTTGGATCTTCGCCCTCCATTCTCTCGACTTCTTGAGGAGGAAGCGGTATGAATGATTTGACGCCGATCTTATCGTCAATGTCAACATAAAGAAAGTAGTCTCCATATTTACACATTGTGCGGCACCAGCCATAAAGGTTGAAGTCGACGTTTAGAACGTTGTTATAAAGAGATTCTAGTGTAGACTTAATCTCTTGGTTTGGACACTCGATGTTTATCATGTTGTTGAGTTCGTTGTGATAAGTCATCTCGTCCGCATAAATGTCTAATGAAGATGCGATAATAGGCTCGAACTCCATCTGATCAAAATCAACATATCGCTCGTTGCGAACCCTGTTGTTCATCGCATCTGAGTTTATTTGCTCGAATGGGTTGTATTGATTCTTTTGGAATTGTTTGCCAGAAGCAGAAGTGAAACGAGTGGCGTAGTTGTCTAATGCCTGTCTCTTGAACTTTCTTCTGTTTTGCTGTCGCCTATTTACAATCGGTCCTGAGAACAATCTCGTGAGCCTTTTGAAAAGTACTGATTCTTCGTTTTTGATATTGCCGTCTGCCATCTATTTTACCCCTTAAAAAGACCAGGGAAGTTGGTCATTATTTCTTTCATTTGTTGAACCCCATTAGGTTCCCCATAGTTTACCATACCTGATATCGCTGTGTTAAGTTTTGTTTTGGAAGTAGTCATGGCTCCAAGAAGAGCTTTGTTATATTCAGCGTCTCGCTGATTTAAAACCAAAGCAGTGTCTCTTACCCAACAGGCGATCGCCATAGACATCACAAGATCATCATTGTAACCTCTCATTGCCTCGGGCTTTCCGTTATTCCAAACAAAAGTCTTTAATTCATTGTAAAGACGATTCGATACAATGCTAACTAGATCATTTCTTATAAATTCTTCTAACTTAGCGATTATTAGTGGTCTTGTTTTCATTGATGTCGTAAAGCCAAGGACGGCTCTGCTGTTAGATCTAGCAGAAGACGAATCAATGTACTCATGTGTGGCTTTTATAGAATAATAAAGATTTGGATATGCCATCTCTTCCAACTTAGTCAACACTGCGTAGCCGACGTTATTATTCTCCACAACAAGTAAACAATTTCCATAAGACTTGCCGATGTCAGACAGAAACATAGCATAGGTGTCTAGATCCACCTTACCCTGGTATTCTGCTGCTTGGGACATCTCTGTAACATTTATGACTTGAAATGCTGAAAAGTCCTTACCGTCTCCACGGGCGACGTCGGCTACAAGAAGGTAAGAGTGCTCTGGGTTGAAGTCTTCCCAAATATAATAATTTCTATCAAACCCTGCTTTGTGGGAGGGTGACGATACGGCGTTCATTATTCTTTCTATGTCCTCGGTGTTAATAACCGTTTCACCAGACATATTGAAGTTACACTCTAACTCTTGTGCGATTTGCCTACGAGACATATTTCTCGTCTCTTTATCGAACCAGTCTTGATCTCTGTCTGGGTGGACATCCCATGGAAGACAGGTAGGGTGAAAATCGTTATTGGATTCTTCGGCATCTATATAGGTTTGGTGAAACCAGTTTCCGACACCATTAGGCGTGGACAGGGCGATACACCTACCACCAGTAGACAATGTGGGATATAAACCAGTCCACAATTCAGACAAGCCTTCAACGTGTGCCGCTTCGTCTATTACAAGAAGAGATAATGCTTCTGAACGACCAGCGTCAGATGAGGTAGATGTTGCTTTGATTTGTGAACCATTAGATAACTCGAAAGAAGTTCTATTGTCCACAGAGATGTTCGCTATTCGCATCCACTCTGGAACGTTTCTCATTATCGCTTTTACCTTCTTTACCAAGTTGGCTGCTGTGCCGAACTTTGTAGCCATAACAAGAACATTTTTATCTTTGTGGAAAAGCATCATCCAAACAACATAACCTGCTGTTACGGTTGAGATGCCCAACTGACGTGCTTTTAAGATAACATTGAAGCGATGATCGTTGAAGTCTCTTAAAAGCTCATCTTGGAAGTCGTAAGTCCTAAACGGGATAGACCCGTGCATTGGGTGTGAAATCTTTGCATAGTTGTTTAGAAAGTAAACGGGATCTTTGCCGCATTGGACGATTTCAGATAGGATTTTTTTCTTGGTGAGTTGATAAGACATTCAAGCCTGTGCTTTCTTTATGATGGTTCGCCTACGAAACCTGCATCGATGTTTTCGATGACTTTGAGCAATAATGATTTGAGTCCCTCGTTGGAAACGCCATTATCGAAAAGATCGTTGAGAATCATCTCGATTTGTTCTTCGGCGGATTCCTGAATGTTTTCATTCTGGTGAAGTCGAACTTCTTCTTGAATGATTTCTTTTAATCTTCCCTTTGAAATCTTCATTATCCGTCCTTCCTTTTATCGTTAGGGGCTTTGCCTTTTCTTCCAAGTTCAAGCCATTTCTTGATTGCGTCGTCGACATTATCAACGGAAGGTTCACCAACTGCAACAACTGATTCACCGAATGAAGTAATTGTGTAAGGGCAAGTTGCCTGAACCCAGCATCTGTGAGCGCCGACTGTCTGAACGATAGCGTCCATCTCGCCTGACTTCTTTAAGGTGAGGGCAGAGCCTGTAACCTTTTTATATTCTTTCTTGAGGAAAGAAGAAATGTCTGCAATCATTTGCTCCATTTCTGATTCGAAGCCACTTGCCTTTGCTTCCTTCATTGTAACTTCACCGTGATACTTAATAAAGAGTGTATCACCAGCCATTGCGATCTTAAAGCCATCCATGACTCTTTTATCAGTAATCGCTACATCTTCTTCTCGCTTCAAACCAATTTTGATTGGTTCGCCGTTTTCATCAACAGCGCCATCGTAGGTGTTCGCCATTACTTGCGAGATTCCCTGAACGATTTCTAATACATCAGCCATCTTATTTCTCCTTGTTTGGACGCCAGCCAGACTTCCATCTGTCTTCACGGTTTTCGACATAATCTATATAACATTTAAAGCAACATTGGAACTTGCTCATGTAAACATCGTCCTGTTTGTTGAACGAGTAAACGCCGCAAACGGGACAAGTTCTATTGCTACCCTTCATAAGTAGTTTCTTTGTGACAAAAACGCCTTCGGCTATTTCTACTTTCTCTTTCTTATCAGATGCTTCTCTAGACTTTGTAGCAGCAATTTTGAGCTTTTCTAAATGTTCTTCTTCCTGCTCATCTGTCCAACCTTGGGCTGGTGACTTGATGGCTTCTTCGCCATATTTCTCTTTTATCTTTTGTTCAATCTTGGCTACAAGATTCCAATCTTTATCTTTACTCATTTATTCACCGCATAAGTTATTCCAACAGTTGTAGCAACGCCGAGTGCAAAAGAAGCAATAGCAACAACTGGAACAAACCAAGAGTTGTTACTCTCGTCAATGATTTCTTCCAGCCTATTGATTCTTTTATTCTTGACTTGGACGAACTGGTTTATTCCGTCTATCTCTGCTTTTAAAATAGAAACATCTTTGTTGTAGAGAAGTTCCTTTTCGTCTAATTTCAGTTTACAATTATTCTCGCATAATTGGACGTTTAAGCGCAAGTCAGCCTCAATCTTGGCGAGTGCTGCTTTTGTTAGCAAAATGCCCGTGAAGGGGGCTTCCTCGCCCTTATTCAGCCCTGTTATGTTTAGTTCCTGACTTATAGCATAGGTTGGTAGGAAAGTCAAGGAAATAGTTAGCAAAATAGATAATAGTTTCAAGTTACACCTTTTCTAAACCGAAACGTTTTGCGAAGTCGTCAGCAATCTCTTCTACTGGCTTATCTTCGTTTTCCTCAATAGTTTTCTTGAGTTCTGCTCGGTTAGCTTTCTTTATTTCTTTTTCTTTTACTTTATATCTTTCTTGGAGAAGTTGCAAGCTTTTTTTATAGTTTTCTAAAATCTTTTTTTCTTTCTCTCGTTGTTCTCGTAGGACTTTGAGTTGAGTCTCGTAGTCGTCACGTTGAGCTTGGAGCATGTCCTTCAAACCCTGCTTGCCGCTGTTACCAGCGAAGTAGCTGATAATAACGACAACAGAGGCGAAGGGAACCCACCAGTTGGCTTTGAGCCATGTCCAGAATTTTATCATCCCTTTAATTGCTTCACAAGATCAACTGCTGCTTGTGAACCAATGTAAACCATTGTAAGCTGTGTCCAGTCACCTGATGATAGAACTCCGTAAAGAGCCAAGCCCGAGGCTGTTAACCAAGCAAGAAACTTGCGTGAAATAAACCTTTCAACGTGGGTGTCCATAAATGCTTTTAATTGTGTCATCATTTTATCCTCCAGTGGCTTTCGCCAGTTAGAGTAAATAGTTACTGATTAACAAAAGCAAACTTGTCCTTCTTCTCAATGGCTATTTGCAAGTCTACCGAATCTTTCAAACTATCCAAGTGTGAAATAAGAATGACGTTTTTAAAATGAGACTTTACCAAATCCAAAATTCGAATGAAGCCTTCCATGTTCTCTTCGTCCAAAGCTGTGCCTGGTTCGTCAAGAATAAAAACATCTCCGATAGGAAGGGAAGAAACGTTCATAAACGCAAGTCGGATAGCCATTGCAGCAATAGCCTTCTCAGCCCCAGAACCCATCTCTAAGGGACGTGGTTCAAACTTTGGATGCTTGATAAGAACATTGAGTCGTTTTTCTTCATTTTCTAAAAACACTTCAAAGTTCACGACGTTAGCAAGAATCTTTGCTACTTCGTCGTTGATAACAGGAAGCTCTTTCTTGATAATGTCCAAGGAAACTCCGTTGGAGCCCATAGCCTTTTTATACAGATCATAGGCAGAGAAGTCTCTCTGGAATCTCTCCAAATCTAATTCTTGTATTTGAATTTCTTTCAATGCATTTTCATGAAGCCCTTGCTTCCTGCTCAGTCGAATCGAAGAGTCGCTGCATTCTGCCAATTCTTTCTTCTTTTTCTTCTTCGCCTCCAAAAGGCAAACCCTTTCTGTCGTGAGCTTGGCAAATTCTAGAATTGTCTTCTCATTCTCTTCGAACAATCGAATATCTTCCTCTGCCTTATTCTTCGAGTCTCTCAGGCTGACGATCGTTGTTCTGTTTTTTGCAATCTGTAACTCATACTTGTTGATCTCATCTTGCTTTATCTTCTGCTTTTCAACAAGCTGCCCATGTTGCTCTAGATATTTTACGACATTGCCTTCGTCAAGATTGGCGATCTTATCTATCGATTTTTGACGGAGTCGTTCTATATCTCTTCTCTCAGAGTGTAAGGACTGCTCCTTCGCCACATTATCATAAGCATGTTTGATAAATTTGCAGCTTGGGAATTTATCTCCGCAGGGGACTTGCTGGAGCAAGATCTTATCTTCCGAGACTTTTCTCAACTTCTTTTCAAGCTCCTCTATTTCTGAATCGTTTTCGGAAATGTGGTAGTTCAGCTGTCCGATCTCTGCCTCTTTCTTTTTCCAATCATAATAGTTAAATTCAAGCAAGAAATTATTTATCTTCTGTACAACGTCTTCATTCTTTACTAGGACTTCTTCCAGAGTCTTGTTATTTTCACGAATTAGCTGCAAGTCATTTGAGAGCTTTCTCACTTTAGCCCTCTCTTTGTCAGTATCAACAACCTTTTGAGTAGGTGTGGACTCCAACTTTGTTTCAATTCTCATTATGTTGAGGTTGAGTTCTTCCAACTCCTTTGTCAACACCTTACACGTATTCTCCTGCTCTCGGAGTTGTATCGTAGTCTCTTCTATTTCCTTCTCTGTTTCCAACTTCCTCACATCATGCCCAAGAGGTCCTACAGAGTCAAGAAGGTATCTAATCTTTCCATCGAGATCGCTTGATTCTTCTTTGGCAATTTTGTATTTCGCATCAAAGATTTCCAAGTCGAGAAACTTAGCGAGAATTTCCTTTCTTCGAGTCGAGCCTTCGGCAATGAATGCAAGGGACTCTAATTGTGAGGATAACGAAGTCATGAGAAAATCGTCGAGTGTTCCAAAAAACTTTCTAATGTTTTCATCTGTTTGACTTCTTGTCTCACCATTGAGTGGTGCGGACTCTTCTGTTGCGAGATCATAGACAGTAAACTCTACATTCGTCTTAACTTCTTCCGTTTCCTCTCCCTTGAGTCGTTTAACATATTTATCCGCTGTCCTCTCAATGGTGTAAAGCTTATCGTTAACTTCAATCGTTACCTTGCCCCAAGCGTTCTGCTTGTTCTGGTTTACAATATCTACGGACTTTCTATTTCTCTTGGAAGTAGAATTATACATTACCCAAAGAAGGCTGTCAATAATGGAGGACTTTCCTGAAAAGTTCTTTCCGAAGATGCCGATGATTCCTCCCAAGGTGGCGAAATCAACTTTGTTTCCCTCGCCATAGTTGAAGAGGTTGTTCCATTCAAGAGTCTTGAGAGACCAGTTTACATTCCGGTGGGTAGCTTTCTCTGCTGATTCCGCCTGTGAATTAACTCTCCTGTTAATTTCCATAACCTCTTTCAAGACTTTCTTGTCCTCGTCTGAGGTGGATAAATAATCCTTGAGATATTCCCCTATGAGTTTTTCTTGAACAGCTACATCACGGAGGTTGTGTTTTTCAAAATCCGAGCCGATGTCCACCTTTGCCCTGGAGCCTGTAGATTTATTAAGAAAAGTTACTGACTCTGGCTTAAATTTTGTTCTTGCGACATCTATTGCTTTACGCACCTTTTCCACTGGAATAGAGTGGTTCGTTACAATGCGAAGTCTTGCTCCAGCAGGTGGGTTGGCACTCTTTGGAAGCCTACCTGTCTTTGTAAGCTCAATAGTCATAAATGGGCGTGGGTTTTTGAGAACGTGGTGTCTTACGTCAAAAGTGTCCTTGTCCTTTATGTCCCAGATAAGAAAACCTTTATCATTAGTCTCGCCGTGATTCTGTTGAACCGTTGAGCCGCAATAGCGAACTCTACCCTCAGTGTCTAGGATTTGGTTTGTCTTGTGAATGTCTCCAAGGAAAGCATAGTCATGTCCCTCAAAGATATCTACTGTGTCTTCTCCATGATCCATTACCCAGCCGATGTCGGTTGTAACGCCAGCAATAGCTCCGTGGTAAAGAGCAATGTTGATAGACTTATCGTCAGAAGGTTCCACCCAGTTGTCCCTGTCGAAGACTGAAAGGACGTTGAACGTCAAGCCTTTACAAGGTGAGAACTCTCCTGAATTCTTGAGATAGTGAATGGTATCCTTGTCAAGAGCGTTGATAATAGGCGTTAGGGCGTCTTGTCGGCTACTGTTCTTCAAGTTTCCGTCGTGGTTGCCTGCGATAAGAATAAGCGGAGCAATGTCCGATAACTTATCAAAGAAATTTGCAGCCATCTCAAAAAACTCTGGCGATAGTTGAGTCTTTGTGTGAGCTACATCTCCACAATGGACAATATAGTCTGGCTTTTCTTCACGAAGGATTTCGTAGAGATGCTCGAACACTGCACGATAGTCTTCGTGGAATTTTAGGTTTCTGATGTGGGTGTCGCTAATGTGGGCAAGCCGTAAAGCTTTCTTCTTCTTATTCATCTTCTCTCCTTAGATGCTAAAAATTGCTCTCTCCAAAAAAGTATCGGGCGTCATTAGCTGTGCTTCCGACTTTCTCTTTTGGAATTCTCTTTTAGTCATTTCGCCTACGTCACCATAGGGCATAATATCTATCTTATACACTTCTATATCAAAAGTCAACATTTTTTTTATTAGTTTCATCGCCTTTGTCTCAACGTCTGGATCGAGGGCTATATAAACTGGTGTGTCGTGCTCTACTATCTTCTGGAATAGCTTTGCATCGTCCCTTAAAGAGGAACCTAGAATAGGAACTGCATTGCCTGCTACAATAGCATCAAAGGCTCCCTCTACAATAACCAAGTCGTCTTCATAGTCAACATAAAGCTCGTTGAAAACAATGTTTCGGTGAGCAGGTGGGTTCTTGTATTTCATCCAGTCGTTGCCGTAGGTTCTCGCAATAAAATAACTTACATCGCCATCCTCGTTGAATGAAGGGATGATGATTCTGTTTTTATACTCACCTGATGGGCAATAACCTATCTTCCACTTTATAATGTCTGCTTTGGACAAACCTCGTTCATAAAGGAAGCGAAGAATAGGCTTTGTTGCAAGTGAAAGGTTGTTAGAACAAAGAGACTTAAACTCTTCTGGAAGAGCTATTGACTGCTCTACATTTTCTTCTATTTCCTGCTCTGTTGAAAAGACATCTTCAAACGAGGCTATCTCTATGGTGTTGTCAATTTTAGCCCAGGCTTGTTGATCCATAAAAGAGCCGAAGCGTCTTACGAGGCGGCGGATGTTATTTCCTCGATAATCGCAAACCCAGCACTTAAACTTGTTCTTTTCCAGGTTGACGGACAACTTCTTCTTGTGGTGTTTGCACTTTGGACAAAAGAATAGTGTTTCACCACCAGAGTGATAGCCGTTGCCCAAAACATTTTTTATAATAGCAATCTTGTCCGACAAGTTTTATAAACCTTCTTTTATTCTCTCACACAATAACAGAATAGAAATGATAAGTCAAGCGGTTTTTTGAAAAAAACCTGCTTTTGCTATAACCCAACTATCTGCTCTGTCGAAGGAGTCAGGCTTGGGGTTTCCGTGTTTTGTATATTCTACCACGAAAGTAGGCTCGTTGTCAAGCACATATTGTAAAACAACTGGTTTTGCTTTCTCGCCTTTTGGAATCTTTATTCCGCAAAGCTTTCTCGCAGATGTGGCTGCAAGGTATTGAGGCTCAAGGTTCCACAGAGAGTAACACATCCAACTTACTATCCCATTAAAACGAGAAAGGGTTGAAAGCGTTTTTGCTGAAGAGAAGCCTGAACGGAAAGATTGCAGAGACTGTTCTATAAACACCTCTTCTACTTTATAAGAATTGGATAAATCTGTCAAGACTTTTTTGACAGCTTCTGCTTTTTGGAAAAAGTTTTTATACTTTCTTGTGTCGATAGCATTCATAACTTTTACCTCTCCGTTATCGTCGAGTAAAGTGATGCCTGTAATACTGGTGGAAATGTCTAGTCCTAAAATCAATGTTCTTCCTTTCTAGAAGTCTATTTTCATTTTGAAGGTGTATTCTCTCGTTTCGGTTTTTTTAACTGGTGTAGCTAGTTTGGCGATGGCGATTAGATTCTTGTTTTCGTCGTAGATGCCTATTTTTGAAATGTATGTCGTCTTTTCAAAGGGTGCCTGTGTGTTAGGGTGTATTGAATTTGCGATGCTTGCTATTTCACGATCAGGTTTTTCATAATATTTATTCTCTGCATCATGTTCTTCTGATAAGCTCACCTCTCTGTCTGAAAATTCTACATAAGTCGGATTATTCGAATGATTCAAGTCTCCCTTTTTTGCGTGAGCGAGCATGGTAGTTACGGGGATGAAATTTGTTCCCTGACATTCGAAGTCCCAAGAAGAAGAGACTGAAAAACTTCCGTTTGGTGGTGGTGGCTCAAAAGCACCAGAGGTGGATTCATATATTGAACTTTTTACTTTTGTTTCATTATCCGTGGAAAAGATGTTTTCAGACATCTGTCCCCACATTAACCAAGATGGGGATGAGGCTGGTACCCCGGAATCTGACTTTCCTAAATAATAGTCTGTGAAGGAATTATCGAGGTTCCACGAGCCCGTGAGAGACACAAAGCCTTCATTATAGAGAACCACTCCTGCCACTTCGCCATTATTTCCTGATGCGCCGTTGGCAAACTGAGTTATAGTTATGCCCGATATAAAGTCTGGGTTTTGTATTGTTGTATCACCATTGGTACCTGCTATGTCTTGAGTCAAGGTTATGTTCCCATTACTATCATCAGCAGCCGAGATTTGAAGACTTGTTGTCAAATTAACCGCTGATGAAAATGCTGTTGCAATGTTTTCACGGCTACCTTCGAAGCCGTTTATCTGAACTATAACATTTCCACTGCCATCGATGGATCCTGTAGCGCCCTCGGTATTACTAGAATCAAATAGAAACGTCTTTATTACCCCTGATGCATCTTCTAGCATTATTCTACTGTCATTATAGAATCCTAAAAACGAACTGTTAAAGTCTATTTCGGAAGTTGATGGAGCGCCTGCCGGTCCGAATGTCTGAATAAGTTCTCCATCTCGGTTAGAGTCCTCAAGTGTTGCCGCAAGTGATCCAGTTATATAAAAGTTTAACTTAACACTTCCCTTTTTGATAGATGAGCCATAAAAGATTGAAGGTATTGATATAAGCTTGATATCTTGAGTTCCCTTATTCCAAGTGCTTGACTCGAACGCATAATGAGGACTGAGTGTTTTATAAAAATTAAAAGTATTCTTTAGGGAGTTTATTCTTCGCCGAATAGCATTACTTGAGGAATAATAGTCTATTGAAATCGTGGAAGATAGGGGATATGATCCTGATATTTCAGTTCCATATGAAAACCCCTGGAAGTCTTCTGTCGACACTGTAGAAAAACTATTTAATGTTCCCTGCTTTGTTATATAGGGTTTGATCAAGCCTTCGTCGTTATTACCCTCTGTTCTATTGATGTTAATCTCATATAGACTCAAGTGTCCATGAGGGACTTGCTTTATAGTCTCCGTACCAGAACGTATTGCATCCTTTTCATCATTATAATATATTGTACTATTGTTTATAAAAAAGTGTACACGAGGGTGTGCCTTTATTCTATTCTGAAAAATATCGTCTTTCTCGAATCTATATAAAGACATTATTGCCCACCTCCTAGACTCTTAGTAGTCTAAGCGGACACGAAGAGTGATGTCGTTTGTAGGATCCTTACGAAGGGGTTCCGAGAGCTTTGCTACAGCGAGAAGCTCGTTATCTGAAGAATACATTCCCACAGTTGTGATGTAAGACACAGGAGCATCAGTTGAGTTGTTCTTTACTCGAATCTTGCTGTCCTCAAGATAGGTTGGGTTTGTACTATAATTAAAGTCATTGTGTCCGACTCTACAGAAATAAATAGTTGAATTAAGCTCTGTTGTGTTGCTAAAAGAAACGTTCTTAATTCTTTGTCTCAATGCGTCAGATACCTCATCCATAGTCTCATTAGTGTTATTATTTATGAGGGCTAAGATGTCCTGGGTAGCTGTCATTTCAGCATTCCCTGAGATGCCAGCATCTCCTGTATCAAGCTTACCTTCATTATATGTTCCGTTTGCATATGCCATGAAGACATCTGGGGTTAATGCTACAATGCCTGCTTGGTAATATATCAATCCGCAGTTCACGTTTGCACTGGCATGAAGAGCGCCGCCGGATGATGCCTTTAAGATTCCATATTCACCTGCTGGGGAATTTATTTTATAATCACTAGTGGCGTGTGCGTCTGTTATGGTGAGTACATCAGCATGCATGTTTGCATGGGTTGCATCGTATGTGGTAGTTGCGCCCAACTCTATTGAAAAGGAGCCTTTCTTAATTTCGTCTTTTCCTAGCAACCTGGCGAAGTTCATGAAAATTAGGGCGTTATAATTACCCGCAGTGCCCACGAGATCTCCGTCTCTATCAAAGTCACGAATTGAGCCGTCCACTTTATGTCCCGATAAGATCTGTGCCATCTGATTATACACATTCTTTCTTTTAGAAAAATAATCGTGTGAGGTTATATTTGCAAGGCTTGCGTTACCGTCATAGTTGGCTCCGTCAGATTGAGTGCTAGTCACTCCCTGAGTAGCATATTCAGTATTGTGTCCGTGTGTTAAATCAAAGATGTGATTTGCCGAAGAGGATTGATATGCATAATCATATACTGACTGAAACATTCCGTGTCCAAATTTCTTTACGTGAGTCTCATTGTTGGCAGCGAGGGTGCCATACGTTCCATAGATGATAGATCCCGTAATTGGAATTGCTTCGTGCAGTAGCGTCCTTGTTGATGCGACGTCGTCACTTAAAAACGTTTTATATGTTGATGCCATTTTATATTATCCTCTTTATATTATGTATAGTGCTTCATCAATCTAACAGGAATGTCAACGGTGCTTCCTGTGGTAGCGCCCGTAACTCTCACATTTGTATCGATATAGTAGTAATTCTTTGCGGTGCCGTCAGTGGTGATCTGCATACTTGAGCTTCCGCCGAGCGTGGTAAACATGTGTGAACTCGTCTCCAAGTCTAAAGATGACAGGAGAGAAAACTTAATATTACTTCCCTTTGGTCCGGAAATTACACTCTCTGTCTCGTCACTGCTCATGTTCGCCACATATTCAGTATCAGTGTTGAGAGAGAGGTAATATGTTGCAACTGAATCATCATCAATAAATGAAACCTTTGCTGGCTCATTAGAGCCAACTGGTGCAAGTGACAGGAATCTGCTGTCTAGCCTGACAATATATTGTGTCTCTCTCAATTCGGATGACAGTGGTGATTGGGATGAGATAGCCGTGGTGTTCAAGCCCTGATCCACTCTAATCGACTTGCCCTGCTGATTTTGTTCAAATGATCCAGCAATCAGCCCAGGTTGGGGGCCGGTGGCGTCATAGGTGCTCTTATCGACTGCAACCATAAAAATTCCACCTTCGGCGGCGGTGGCGTTGTCGATGTTTTGGACGACTGATGAAGATCCAGCCTGGAACGTAATCTGTGCGGACTTAGTACCTTCTACCTGATTGTTTAGTTTCATAGAAGGAAGATATATCAAGTTAGTCTGTGGCATTGACATCAGTTTATGCTTCATTGTGGAGGTATTATTAGTAAATGCCTCCAAGACAGGAGTCTGCATGATCTCCAAGTCGTAATAAGCCGAACCACTAGGATGTGATTTGTTAAAAAGTTCGTAGTCGATCTCGTCATCACTGAGTGCAAACTTTACCACTCTAAAAGAACCGTCGCCTTTTGCTAATCTCATTCTGCCCGTGTCAGTTAAAACTGCGTCAAGAATGATGTCGCCTGAATTGTCTAAAAATGCCATTTTGTTCTATCCTCCGCATTATAATTAGTTTTATTATTGAAATAAAACCTTAAACCTAAAAAAATTATATTTCTGTTTGTATCTTTGGCTCGTGACTAAAAGTAAAGTTAAAATCCACCTTCTTCCCTGTAGATTTACTTGTCAGTCTTATTTTGAACTTTTTACCCCATAGAGACTCTTCTTCATTGCCGAGAACGAGGTTTTGGTTAATCTTTGGAGAATCATCAGACGCTATATTGGACTTCTCCATGTTTACCGTGGACTGGAATGTCGTAGGAGATATGTGTATGAATCTCTTTGCCGGTTTAACTGGTGTTCTATTTTCGACAGTTTTAAACTCGAATTGTCGGATTACAGGGTATGTTGAACCTGCGTCATCTACCAATTCGATTTCGTATACTTCTGTCGGGTTTGAATAATTCTCGTGAATGTCTCTGCATCGTGCCATATAATAGTATCGTTTATTAGGAATGAGCTTGTCCTCAATAGCTCCCGAGCTTGAAGATGTTCCGCCTAGTGACGTCTTAATCTTCATTTCTTTCCCACCAGTAATGAAGTCTTTGTAGGACGAAGGCGGTGACTCTAGCCTATAGATAAAGAATGTATCCACTGTATCATCAGTTTCAAAATACACCTCTTCACTTGAATTGTCCTTTGCATTCTTTATGAAGTCGATTCTAGCCGACTCTAATTCTGTCAGGGGCAGGGGTTTAAGAAACGCTCTGCCGGGGGCGGAATTTAAGAAAAAGCGCATTCGGTTGTTGATACCCTTTAATGGTATTGGAAGAAAGGCAGGGGGCAGTGGTGGGCTGTCCATTATCTTAACTTCTTTACTCATCAATGGGATCTCTATTAATTTTGTTGAGGGCTTGTTCCTAACCCTTATGCGAATATCCTCATCGGATGGCTGCTGGGGGCGGTGGGTTGTACCCCGTTGGAGTCCGGTTTCAGGGATCCTCTCATAAGTATATTCTGCGCCGAGTACTATCTTGACTGCCGATATGTCATATCGATACTCTTTCTCGTATTTCACCTGGGTATCAATAAACTTTATCTTATCCATACCTTCGATATTTGCAAAGTGATACGTTTGAATCAACTCCTCCGATGAGTTATATTTCCTAACGATGTACATTACTGTCTCTGAGTGGCACAACTTTCCGTTGAAGATTTCCTCAAAAGTTCTTTGGTTATTTCTTATAATCGCTTCAGTTTTCGCTTTTGTTATGATAGCCATCATAGTATAATAAGCTTTATAATCTGAAAATGGTTGCCTAACATTATCTGAGAAATAGTGGCTACTACCGATTTGAGCGTTTAAATTCGAAGAGTTTTCGAACAGATCTGAAATATCGTAAAATTTTCTTGTCTCAAGTGCAATGCTGGAGTTGTCACGTGCGGCGACGTCGTTGCCTTCTATTAATTCATCATCGTTTATCAGCTTGGATACCTCGTATGTGTTTATAGTGCTCGCATGTGGCTCAAACTCCATATAACTCTTTATAGACTCCGTGTATTTTGTTTCGGAGAGTGTCGTTCCGAGCCCTGACTCAAACTCAGTATTAAACTCTATCTCCACAAACATTGGGAATAATTCCTTATATTTTGCAATATCATTTAATCTTGACATATCATCTTTTGTAAAGAATATAGATCTCATCTTTTGCTTAGTCTGATTATATGCGCCGCTGTTGCGCCAATCTCTCCAATTCAATGCCCACTGTTGATAGTATGAATCTATCGGTGCAAATTGTTGCCCTTCAGGGCTAGAAGGTTGAGATGGTACTTTTATTTTTCCGTTTTGGCTTAATATCGTCTGTATTTCTGCGGTGGGAGTATCCTGATTTAATAAAAAGTTATAAATACTCGGAAGGGTGTGATCTGGTATTCCTTCCTGTTCTGCCAACAAGTCTTCGTACCTCTCCGATAGAAAATTATAACTTGGCTCGATGGTGGCGTAGAGATTTAGAACGCCGATGGCACTCTCCCGCTCATTACTACTCGATTCATAAACATTAAACTCAGCAGCATGATCCATAAATGTTGCGCCGTTGTGTAGTGATAGAAATTGATTAAGCTTCGCTTTGGATTTGTTGAATGCAGTTTTATCAGAAAAACGATGCTTCGTCATCACGATCTCAGTTATGCCGTCCGGGTTTTCGGGTGAAAAATTGCTTCTAAAGAGTGAGCCATAGGAATTCTTATACAAATCATTCCTACCGGCTGACTGTGCTCTTGGATCAAGGTTTGTCCAATATGAATTGTTAAGGTGTCGAACCATATCACGTGGCTGTCCATCGTCTATTTCTGCTGATGAATTTTCTCGCTCTACGACGAACAATTTGTCTGCTGATTTGTCGGCTTTCTTCTTCATATTACCTTTATCCGTGATGATTCTTTAAGTATAAATAGGTTCAAGAAAATTATAGACTCATGCCATTCCATCATCAAGTATCCTGCTTATCTCCAAAACCCGGCGTTGACGGGGAACAATCTCTTCGTCGGTGATGCGGCGGATCTCAGAATAGTGATAATCATATTGAAATTGAGCATCGTCTGTCAGTCTTAAAGTGGTGTCTCTCCGCACATGACTACCTGGATCATTAAATATTTCACGTCTTAAATCCTCAAGACGAGCTATGCTTCTCGATTCGCTGTCAATCTCTTCTCTCAATCGCTGGCGCTCTGACTGTAGCTCCCGAACTGGCTCTGACAACTCCTCTAAGGTTTCAATAGATGTCAGTGTAGCTTCTGATAAGGAGCTTTCAATTGCATTAATCATATCTTCCGTCTCTTCAATGTCTGGTTCAATATTTGCAATCAATGTTTTAAAATTTTCAAGCTCCGTCTCTGTCCTGCTTATCTCCCTTCTGTTTTCAAAGCTCGTTACATTCTGGCGAAGAATGGATAAATAATTTGATGCTTGATCCCTCTGTATGATAAATCTTTCTCTGTCTGATTTAAGCTCAAGCAGTAACGAGCGTAGGCGTGCCAGTTCTCTATGAATCCTAGCTCTCTCTTGTGTCACCTCTTGCTCTGTATCTATCCTCGATAGTGATTCTGCAAGTATTCTATCCTCCGTCTGCTGCTGTCTTCGTGACGTTGCGACGCTGCGGTATGCTGATTCAGGTAATCTATAATTTCTTGGAGGGGTTATCAAAAAATATTCATTATAAATAGGTATGCCGAAGTCGCTGGTTCTTATTCCTAGATCTTCGTAATGTGCCCTCTTTATTCTACATATAAGCTTCTTTTCCCTATTTTCAGCATAGGCGTCTATAGTCAGCGGACTCCATCTTGGCTTTTTGAGATTCGGCTTTCTTGGACTGGTATTAGCTTGTCCAGAAAAGAGGTTTGATTTTTTCGAACTAATGCGATCGAAAGAGGATAGATATTCAATACTTGCCATAAACCCAAGATTAACTTCATAGTGCCCCGAGGTGTTGTTGTTCTCAAGGAATCTAAAACTCTTAACGACTGATTCCTGTTGATTTGGCAATGTTGCTGCAAATATAGCTTTTATTTGAGTAGGCAATGATTGAAAGTACTCTTGCTGTTGAGCGGCAGGGACGTCTGAAATATAAGAGTTTTGTGCGGACTCGGGGGCAAGATTAAATCTTTCGAAGGGGCTTCTCATATAACCTGGATCTTCAAGATCAGGACGGATGTGGGGCATGGGGGGCAATGGCATACCGGCTCTTCGGGCGTTTGATTGATTAAATAGGCTAGTTCTAATTCTCCTGAAGGCATGGCGGGATATATCGAAATCTATGGCAACTTCTCTATCAGGCTCTGGCGTAGTTAATCTCTCTCCCGTTTCTGAATCTTTCTCCCACCCATGCAAAGGATCTATCTCATCGAGGAGTTGCTTTGTCAGGCAAGATTCGAATACTTTCTCAAGGGATGCTGATATCGGATTTTGCTCCAATATTGATGTGAGTTGGTGCGTGTTGTCAAACGTCACATTGAATGTGGAGAACAAATTTGCAAATGATGGTGTTGATGGAGAAGATGATGCCCGTAGCGGTGGTACCTGTTCTCCTGGCAATCTCATGCCTGAAACATGATCCATTGCTTGGGCATATACCTCGGTTATTCTCTCAGTCATTACTGGTGACTCTACATTGTTCTGAAGGACGTTTGAGTTTTGTAAAAAAACTGTTGGTGTCAATACTTCAGTGCCTGCTGCTGACATAGAAAAGGGCAAGGGGTTATTCTCAGTTGCAATATATGGAATTCTTATCTCCGGGGTGGCTGACGAAAAGAATCTACTTATCTCGGCTCTCTGCCGTGGCTCCCACTGGGCTCCTGATATATCTCTAAGTCCGATCGTTTGTGATTCTTGGGACAATTCTCTCGCTTCTTCAAATTCAATACTTGGATCGTGAAGATAATCTACTCCGCTTCTCTTTGGAACGTTCGAGTCAAATAGTGAGTCTAGCTCTTCGTAAAATCTTGAAGACGTCAACTCAAGCTCCATAGATGATTTAAAACTATATGTCGATGAATCTCTCTCTGTGCCTGCGATAGTGCTCCTTTTTAGTCCTACAATCGATGACAAGCGATTAATGAGAGAATTATAAATATCTATGAGGAATTGAACTGGTTCTGGAGATGTCGTTGTTGATCTTGCTATACCCAATAGTCCTGAGGAAAGCGACCAAGCTGCTGAAGGGTTTTTAAAATATTCACTTGCGAACATGCGGAATACTGTTAAATACTTGATAGCTGAAGCCTTCATGAACTCTTCTGTTCTTAGTTCATCACCATCGAACTGTACATGCATCATACCTTGCATTTCTCTCGAATACTTATTTGTATACCTGTTTGTCATTCTGTCGTAGTTTCTTGGAGAGATGGATTTTTCATAAAAAGATTCCAGCACACTTAGATAACTTTGAAGCTCAATTATTTCGTTCTCAATATAACTCTTTGTTGGATCAATTACGCTAATCTCGTAGCCATAGGAATATAACCCGTCAGTGATCTCTGACATTTCAAAGTCTGTGCCTGTTAGAAAAACTAAATCATCTTGTTCTATGTCCACCTGTTTTATTCCTGCGGATTCATTTCTTATTTCCTGGAAAGGTTGATTGGGTTTTTTAAAAGTTTCCACAATTATTTTATCTTCGGATCTATCTGAAAAATCTGAAACTAGAATCCCTGACGGAGTCCTCGTTGTCTTTACCCTCTTTCTTCGCACCTTCACATATCTAACTTCGGCGCTGGAAGCGAGCTGATCAAAGACTTCGGGACTAAAAGAATCGTGGTAGCGGCGGTATTCGCTTTTCTTTCTTATCAATTCTTTTATGTCTAGAGCCATCATAAACCTGGCATCTCCTGATATACCTCTTGTTGTCCACAACTCTGTCGTGACATTATTTGATTCAGCTTCTAATTCAGATACACGGCGTAAAGCTTGGTGTTCGATATTTGATAATTCAGTCATCAGGCTAGAGCTATCAAATTCAAACCTTGACAAAGAGCCTCTCGCCCTAAAGTCTTGAATTTTGTCGTTTCTTTCCACCTTTTCTTGCAAGTCAAATGATTCTTCTGTGTGATTTGCCCCTGTCATATAACCTATTACATTGCCCTGGGTGTCGAGCATCTCGTGGCGAGTGCCATTCCACTTTATTTCTCTGCCATTTGCGTCATAGTAAATATAGGAAGTGGTAGTTGAAATTACCTGCCCTTTTTTCAACACAACTTGTTTTTCTTCTTTTATAGATGCCGACAGTGGGAGCTTGAATGTATCGGGTGTCAAGCCCATATCTTCCTCTATCTGTGCCGTATTTATATATGAGCGTGCCGTTATGACTAGTTCTAGTGGGGCTTTATCGAAGTTAAATATTCTTGTGAACTTGAACTTCTTCAACGTTCTCCCATCTGATAAGGGAGTTGTCTCATAATGGTTCTCTTCTGTAAAAACTTCACTTAGGCTCGATGTGTGGTTTCGCTTCCGACTGAGCATGTGGTGCCCAAATGATCGCTCGATATTAATATTGGTGTATTTCTCGAACTCTTCTGCTGCAAAGAACATGCTTATATCGTCTTTATCAACAACATCGTATACTACAAAACTTGCAGTAACCAAGAGCCCATCTGAATCTTCATCCTTTGGTGACTCCAATGTTATCTTGTCTATCTCGATATTGGGAACGATTGAGTCTAAAATTTCTTTTTCAGTAAGCGCCATTAGCATTCATCTCCATACGGTCCTGTGGGCTCTCCAAATGGATCGTAAACTCTATCCATTTGAGATGCATCTTTCTCGTCCGAGCAGGTGACACGGATTGCACCTCTCTTGCTAAAATCTGTTCTATATCCAAGCTTACACAGCAAGTCTTTATTTATTTCTTCGTCCACATACACATTAAAGTAATATTCGGCGCAGGTTTCGTCCAACTCTTTATATTCAGAATCTTGAGGGCTTTGATCTTCTGTGTATATTCCGTTAACAATATTGCTATGCTCTTTCTTGAAGGAGAGGGGAATTAATTTTTCCACAGAATCGTCTTCTTCCACGATGAACACTTCTATGTCGTAATTTTCTCTCAAGGGTTCGGTATTTAACTCGTCTATCTCCAAAATAAGATAGTTCTCGTCGATTTGAATTGCCCTGCCGTCGTCAAATATTTCATTAAATCCACTAGCAGGGAATGCGTGTCCAGCGTGGGCGTCGCCTGGTTTATATCCAGTTTCAGACTCCACTCTTATTTCGTCTTCTTGTATAATTGATGTATAATATTTTATATCTTCTATATCCAATTGTGGTATCTTCAAATTTGGATGAGCACCTTGAAGAACCCTCTCTTTACTTGAAAAATTCACCCCATATGACGTTATGTCCCACGATGGCACACTATTTGAGGAAACTTGAGATTTTCCCAATGGCATAGGGAGAGCATATTCTCGTTCTGCCGTGTTTTGAGACATAGTTTTCGTTCCGTTTTTTCGAGCTAACTCAACCTGCTCTGCTACCTCGTCTTCAATACTGTGAAAAGATGTTTGAACTGCAAGTGACGGAGTTTTCTCTAATATTCTGCCCTGTGTTTCGTTTTGACTCTCGGTATCTGCCGAATATTCTATATCATACATAATATCGTCATCGAAGAATGCATAAAACGCAGGCTTGAACTTGCCCTTTGAGAGTAGACTCTTTCCAAAGGATGTCATCTCTATCTCTAATACTTCTTCTTTCTTATCTTTAAATGACATAATTATCTATCGTCCCTGTACTTTTTCTTGAATTGTTGGACAGGATCTCCAACTACTTCAGGCTTTGCTTCAACTTGTATTCTCTCTAACATTGTGAAAAAATCGTATGGATAGTTATAACTATACTCAGGGGGCTTTTCTCCCACGTCGAAGTTGAATTTAAATTTTGTATCGTCGGTAGAGTCGGCAGTCAACTCATAATAATTTTGTGCCGCCTTCTTCTTCACCTTAAAAACCATCCATCTAATATCTTTTGGAACCTCGTTCAAGTGTCCGAATAATTCGTGCTCGTTAATGTCATGCTCAACCTCGACGAAATCATGTGTCATCCTCTTAGCTATCTTGGGAGGCATGCCCTGCCAAATATTCTGTAAATCTTCCTTATCCAGAGTGTGAGTAAACTCAAAGAAATACATTGCGAATGGAGCCTGCTCATACATCTCAAAATCATATCGAGGGGGTAGATTATATTCCCTCATACCTGTTATCATCTTTGTAATTGAAGAAGACATGAACTTCTGATCTAACTTGCCTGGAATATCTTTTAGTTCGTATGCTGGATTTTCAATATCAATTCCTGCATCAAGTCTTCTCTTTTGTTCATCATACTCCGCTCTATCTACCCTAATAAAATGTCTATCGTCAACTTTTATAGTAACAGGAACTTCTGAGGCTGGTGTTGTTGGTACACTCTCAGAGGTTGATGATCTATTTTCAATTAAAGCCTTATCTAAGAACGGAATCATAACTACCGCTTCTTTTATTTCTCGTTCATCAGCAATCACGCCCAATTGTCTTGTTTCAGGCTGGAAGCCGCAGACATCTATTAGAGAACCTATATTCTCCGTACCTTCTGCAAAACTTTCCTTTATTGTCAGAAATGCTCCTACGCCCTGGCGTTGCTCTCCGATGCCTGCCCATAAGCCTGCTCCTGTACGGTAATCGCTAGTCCAGCGAGCATCATTTGTCGTATCCAAATAAGACGCCGAATAGCTAAAACCTGAGGCGGTTGTAGTTTCCTGTAAAGTATTGTCGAAATTTAATATTTCAAGGTTCGAATTCGTTGAGGTATTCTCCTCTGACAAGAAGTTCAAAATTGGACACTCGAACCTTGGGTATATTGCCCAGACTGAACTATCGGAGGTTGTTGAATCCGTAACTGTGAGTGGGACGCCTGAGTTAGCTGCGAATGCCACTTGCCTCTTGTTTGTAGTAGAGAATAAATTAATGCTAGATGAAACCGGCATCATAGATTCCCACGAAGGTGAATTTTCGAATGCTGTATTTCCCGCCTCTCTCTGAAAAGTTGTCTTAGCTTCAGAAGCCGTCTCCACTGTCGAATTATCAAGTATATCCTGCAAAGTGTACTTATTGCTTCCTGATAATGGTGGTACAAATTTTATTCTCGCTACCGATGAGCCGTAGAAATAAGGAGGGACATATGGCGCATAAGCGGGATCCGCAGTAAGATCGGATATACCATCTAAGTCTTCCTTCCACTTGGTTGCCGGTCCGAAATAAGATGCACCTGAGTCTGACGGACTATAGACTGGTGAGAATCCCTGCTTTGTCTTCCCCACAACGACATCCATATAGTATGTGGTTCCAGATGACATATTCTTAAAGTTTTTTTCTTCATCAGAAGTAAAAGTATTTAAAGTTTTATTCTTTAGGAAAAATCTCGGTATCTCTGCCATAAAATTATGTATTGCCATTTCATATCTCGAATCAGCAGTTGTCATTTGGCTTGCGTCAAAAGAAGGGTAAACGTACTTATCATAGTTGGTTAAACCATTTTGTTGCCAAGCTGCCGTACCAGGATTATTCACTATATCAATACTGAAAGAGCCGGACAACGAGTAATACTCAGGTGTCATGAGAAAATATTGATCTGGCTTTTTCGCTACGCTATAAGCTCCGATGGAATGAGTTTCTTCAGAAGTCGTAGACTTTAGATAATTTACTGGATCTAGTATTGCCTCAAATGGTAACCTTTTTGTGGGATTCTGAGCTATCATGAAATTATACACATATTTGTGTTTAGCAAGTGGACTAGCAAACAAAGGATCCACTGCGGAGGCACCTAGAAGATTATTCAAACTGCTAGTATTGTTGTTGTGTATCGGGCTTGTTGATACTCTAGATGGAGCTGTTTGAGCCGGAATCTGAATCGAAGAGAGAGGGTTCATAGTAGTCTCGCTCATATTAGCCTGATACCAATATGGTGCTGGAGAGTCTAAATATAACTCTACCTCTGCACTACTGCTAGTTGCCTGAATAGTGTCTCCATAATAGGACGGCTCCAGTCCCGATTCGTTAGTAAAAGATGCCCAGTCGCAAGCAATGCCCGCCTTTAATGAATTATAAAGGATCCCTGGTGCGAAAAAGTGCTGCATTATCGCCTGAATTGACTGATTTTTATTTGCCTTTTCCTCGCCTGGTGTTTCATCTTTTATCTTTTTAACAAAAAGTTCTGCTATTTGAACTGTTCTGTCTTGCGGGTAAAACCCCTCGTATGGAAGCAGTTTCTTTTTAGCATTCACACGGAGTCTCACACGCTGAGTTGTATTACAAACTCCTAATGAAGATTGTTTATGAGTAACCTCTTCAATAAAAGGAATATGATTTGTGTGAACATAGGAATTAAAAAATTCGTCGTCCCATGATTCACATTTGCCTTCTATATTATCATAGCTTGGAATGCCAATTCGATGCCAGACTGGTAGCGAGGCTTCGTCTGAATGGGACTGTTGCATTGCTACTGTCCAATTCTCTTTAAATAAAGTTCCCTCTATTATAGGGGCGAAAGTTGGGGTACTGTCCAAGACAATAACTCCTTCAGAGATAGATTGAATTCTTACGTTATCTATCCCCCAGTGTGAATCGCCTACGACATTAGATGACTCTGAAATCCATCTCAACTTCACCTTGTTGTCCGGTGTCTGTCCTACTGAAATATCAGATATTTTTGCGACTTGTGTGTTTATCGGGTTGGAAATGTCTTGTACAGAATAAGTCGACGATGTCGTCCAATTACCGTCGTCCAACTTATATTGAAGCCTTAAAACTTCACTGTTGGCTGGTGTGTCACTGAGATCTGCCCAGGGCGATGCGGCATCGCCTGCATATATACTATATGCAACGCTAATGTCTTCTTCAAATGATTCTTCCAACTCAACCCATCGATAATAATTTCCCGCTGAACCAGGGGGATCTACCACACTATTATGAGGCGTCTTGGTTCCCACGAGCCCGATTTGGGATATGATTAAACCGAAGCCAGAGGTATACTTTACTATTTTTGGACCGTTTTGATCGTCTGTATTTGTATTATAATAATCAAGAAATCTATTCTGAATCGTAGCCGCAAGATTATCATTAGGATCATGGTGGGGCGTATTTGTATAGTCGTGCTTCACCAACGGAGGAAGAAACGAAAATTCGCCAGTATCTACTGAATTAACGAGAGTGTTTCCTGAAAACTCAGATACTTGTTCTGCTGTATTAGACGGTTTCCCTTCTCCATATAACTGCTTAATCGATTCTCTATTTAAAATACCTCTGAAAATATTAAACTCGTCCAAAAGTCCGTGAAACTTCTTATCAAAAGTTCCTGGGGTGGGGAAGTTGTCTACAGCATCGATCGAGTCATGAAAGTTTGCATTACCAAGGATTACACGATTGATGAAAGTGATGCCATAAATGCCCGAATCGCCATTAGTATGGTGATCATAGTCCAACAGCCATGGATGCTCATCGCCGCTACTGGCTGTATTCCTGCCAATAGGGCAAGGATTATAAGCATTAAGTTCCTTTTGAATTGCGGGACCCTGGCGAGTCGCCCATCTTGAGCTTAATAGCTCCAACACGGGCACCCCATATAATTGTTCCCCATTAAGCCAAATTCTTATAAGATGCTGAGTTGTTGCAACACGGAGTGCTGGTGGTATAATCTGTAGGACGACATGATTAAATTGCTCATCTATTAAGGTTGCTGGTGATCCATCTGCCTTAAAAAATGTATATGCACATGTATTTCCCACTTCATCTGCTTCGCCTGGGGCAGATTCGAATGTAGTAAATCCATCCGTATTCGAAGTGGAAGCAACAAAAGTAAGTCCGAGATTACCATAGCCACTTTGGGCGTTTGCAAGAGTATATCTTGAAAGAAGGTTTATGCTCTCGCTTACCGAGCCGTTGCCAAGCTTTCGTCCCATTGAGAATATTCCATCGAAGTCTCCTACTTGGTTTGATGCCTCTGGTTGTGCCCATATCGACATTGTAAAGGGATCAGAGACATATCCATTCGGTAGTCCGTCAGAATCGGTATCGGCAGAGGAGATTAGTTTTATCTCTGTGTCATCTGCTATGGGTGCTTCAGCAGATGAAGAGAAATTATCAACTTCAATCACCAAGAAGTCGTTGTCAGTATTGACTCTGTTGAAAATGCCTGCGGCAGATTTACCCGTGATCATCGGAGATACTGGTATTATTGCCGAAGGATCTTGAATTATTTCTATTTCCGTGTTTATACTATTAGATATATCAAAAGTGCTCGGCACCTGGACTGTAGATGGCGTAAATATTTTATTAAACTCTGAAAAAGCTGGAGAGTTATTCACAACCCTATTTGCACTTATTGAATTATCAGAGGTGCTCGTCGGATATGACGTAACTTCAAGGGACTTATTATTCGGTGAGATCGAATAAAAAACGGCTGTTTCGGTGTCCGACAACCCACTTGTCCTAGTATGAGTAGTTCCGTCGTGAGATGCGCCGTCAAGAGTGAGAAAATTATAATTCTTTACAGTGAAGTCGCCGCCGTTCTCGAAGATATACTTATCCATGTGCTCGCTTGCTCGAAACTCCGAAACAATTCCATAGTTTTGTCCGGCGAGCTTGTTGTCTTCTGAAAAATCATAATAATTGTCATACGTCGGAGCTTGAGACAATTTTGGCTTTCTATTTAACCACCCTTGGCTCTGTTTTTTAGCAAAAGAGTGTGAACTATAATATAATTGTATCGATGGTATAGGGGCTTTATTCTGTACTACTTCAGACGGGTATAAAGGAGGGTTGGCTGCACCAGATACAGTGCTAAAGCCCTCCAATCCTGTCCTACTTCCAGCATAGGAATTTAATGGTGCTACGTCTGAGCGGGTTATCATATATCGGTGACGCTGCTCTCCGACAGACTGTAAATCTCCTATCGTTTGAAATGTTGTCTCTGTGCCACCTTGTTCCTGTTTATAAAAGAAGTTGTCCATCGAATCAACAGAGTATTGTTGCTGGAACATTTTTCTAAAATCGTCTGATATTTTAAATCCAAGCTTGGTGGTATCAATATTCTTCTTTTTTACTCTATCAAAAAATTTGTCTCTCCAAAACACTTTATAGGAGTCGAACATTTTTCGATCCCGTGTTTTAGCAAGTCCGACGTTGCGTCTTTTTGGATATATTAACTCAGTCATTGTGATTTTTTGATATAAGGTGTCCCCACGACGGATCTCTTCAAGTATCTCGTCTAGATACTGTACTTGACTCTTCTTCAAGTCTAATTTGCTCATAAGATTCGGATTTGAGAATATCTCTAGGTTGTTAGAATATGTGTGCGTTATTCTCTTGTTGCCCAGGGCAAAAGCAAAACGAAGTTGACGATCATTCAACCTAGAATCTGTATTTCTAAAATTATCTTCATCTATTTGAGCTATAACTTCTCCAGAAGTAGTTACGTCATGTCTCAGTGGCTTATGCCACACAACGGCTGGCTCAATATGACTTGATGTGGTGTGCGCCCTGAATACAGTGGCAGGGGCTCTGTCCAATACCGATATTGTGTTTTGTCTTCTGGTTCTAGCTACTTCTGCCTTTTCTCCATTTCTTATGAATCTCCAGCCTGCTGCTTGATAGTCTGAGTATGGCGCATCGTGCAACTCATCACCCTTCATAACAACCACATCGTCGTAATAACCGCTAAATCTTGCCGGTGTCGTTACACCATCACAATTTAAAACCTCAGTGCCCTCATAAGCCGTCTTATCGACGGATCCGTGGGCGAATGCGTACTGCATATCAGATCTTGGAATCTGATGTGATATATATGCATTATCGTGATCAAATTCGCAAAAGTAGCTTCCAGATTCACTATTATGCGTAAGTCTTGGGTGATAATAACTGTTTCTATTTATCTTGTGAATTGAAGGGACTCCGTTTGTAGTATCTTCATATCCCTGAGATCCGTTATAAAGCCCGCTGTGGGTGTAAAGTCTCTTGTGATGTTCCAACCTCTCATCTAAATTTCGAAAGTTCATTGAATTATACACACTGTATTCTTCTGCGAATGGATCAAGATAACCACGAGACAACGTGAGCGGATCTCCTGGTGCTGAAAACCTTTCTACAAAGACATGTTCTGTCCTTCCGATAGAGGCTCCGCTAGATGTCTGTGTTCTATCAGGGAGAGTAAAATCGGCGGTGCCAGAAATAAAAGCAGAATTTACTGAATTTTGGGAGACTCCTTCGTTCTTTACAAAGAATCTGTTATTCTGGGTTCTGCCTGATGTTTGTACTACTTCGTAATTTCTTTGGTAATTGCCCAGAGGGGTATTATTAATGGTAGTGCTCTTGATGTTTCTAATATTTACAGGGCGCTTGGCTACCTCGTCTCTTGTATATCGGGCTGCTGGGTAATCAGAATTAACCTCTTGTGGGTGTCTGAGTGTGCCTGCATCATTCAAATAAAATTCTGGTCTGTCCGATGGAGTTTGCTCTGTAAAATGTGTGTGTCTGTGCTGGTTTCCGCCGACGTGCGTCTCTGTAAACATACCCTGCATCGGTATCTCTGCGTCATCGCCGTATGTATCGCCGTGAATATTGGTAAGCTCAGAACCTGCGGATGAACTGTAATGAGGATAAATTCCACGGAGTCCAGTCATCGATGAGGACGTGCCTGCCTCGGAATCAGTTATTGTAATAACCTGACTTCTTTTATCTTTTTGCAAAATGCTATCTGATGGACATGTTGGCGTTGCGGCATTGGAGGTTAGGATAATTCCAGAAGTCCCAGTTGTTATTTTAGTTGCCGATCGAATGAATGCGATTGGATCACCAGTAGTCGTGGAATTTGCGCCTGCGTGAATAGTTGCTACGCTTTCAACTACAAACTTATAAGGCTTTGAGAGTGCCTGTGTGGTATGGGTGTTGCCCTCATATACCGCACCTGCGTTGTCCCGAAGAATTGGCAATGTTTCTTCAACATTAATTCCGTTTCGCTCGACGACTCTCGCTAATCCCTTCGTAACCCTAGCTTGAACGCCCCTGATCATTTCTCTCGTTGTGTCAATGACGCTAGTCAGTCCGTTGACACCAGAATGAGCTACAATTGCGTCCGTTCTCTCAACTCTCTGATCTATCCAAACACACGACTCGGATTCTGGTTGTCCTGGCAATGGTGCGTGCCCAAGGTTCCAATTGTATGTTAATTCATTAATGCCTCTTATTTGCCCCTCGGGTGGCGTTCCAGACATTTCCAATGTTGGAAATTTAGTCCAATATTTATTTCTCTCCAGTACGTGTGACTCAACCATTGTTCTCAGAGATGATGAGAAGTTACTGGATATGGGAATTAAATCTCGAAGCATCAATCCAATAGACGAGTCAATCCATTTATAGTATTCTACATACTTCTCCAAACTTGGAACATTCTTTACCTTTTCAAAATACTTTTGATTGAAATTTCTGAGTGATTTATAGGACATTCTGTACCTATTCACAGGTTGCCCTATAAGGTTATTGAACTCCTTCACTGTCGCAAATAAATTAATGATGTCGTCGTTGATAATCTGATACATTCCCTTTTCAGCTGAAAAGAAGTGCCTCACAGGGCGTGTATCTCTAGTAAAAGGCTCCTCATCGTCTCTCTTTATATGTACAAGATCCTCTGAATTTATTACCTCAGGTGTCCTGTGTTTTGCAGAATATATGTATTCCTTATTTATTATTTGATTATCGTTAGAGTTAAAAGATTGAGCGAGCCCGGACACTTGCTTTGAAATGAGTCCCGTGAACCATCCAAATCTGCCAGATACTAAATTATCCGTAGGAAGATTAACCTCATCTACGATAGTTGCCCCATTTGTGAGCGTGCCATGGTGAGTTCCGACGTAATCCTTTATTCCGTCGGCACCAGTAGTGTCCTGATCATCTCCCATCTTCCACCAGGAGATTATATCTGCATAAGCAGAGTGATCTTCCATGTTTTTAACCGAGCCAGAATTATATAATTCAACTACCTCTTCCGAAGAAAGCTCTTTGCTAAAAATGCACACATCTGCCATCTTATCTTCGAACGCTTGCCCTGCGGTGGGAGGATCATTTACTGTCTTGCCGATGATAAGAGGATGCGAAGTGCTTGACATTCCTGTGTATACGCCTGAATTTAGGTTTGTATTCGTTGCAACTATTTCTACTCCGTCCACATAAAAAGATAATCCTGATGAATTCTTTGATGCATCATATGTCAGGGCAACATGATGCCAGGTTTGGCTCGATAGGACAGCAGAGTTGCAATCCAGCGTTATTCTTTTGCCAGTGCCGTCTGGATTATACAGGAATGTTCTTAGCTTACCGTTAACATGTTTAAAGATGTATTCTGTAATATCAACTCCTGCTCCCTGCACAAGTGCCTTTGATACGAAAGGTCCGTTATCTGTGGCGATATCGTCTACATATACCCATGCAGAGATGGAAAACTGAGTATCTGTGCCTGCTCCAGATGTGAAACTGAAGTCGTCACTGTCTGATACTAAGACATGATCTGTCTGTCCGGCTGTGATATCGCCGTCGAATTGAATTGCTTTACTATTTAGCGGCAATGACGTTGATGGAATTCCCTCCGATAGATCTTGAACGAGAGCTTGTCCGGATCCGTCACTAGTTGTGATATTGTTGAAATCCCAGTGTAGCGCCAAGGTGTCCATTCTTGTTAGTGGAATTCCCTCTAAAGTCGTTAAGTGGGAATATACCCTTTCTGTAGGATTCAATCTACCGTAATTTGAACTGTCAGATGCGTGGGCTTTTATTTCATCGTTTGACAGATAATCATACCAGAATAATGTTGAAGATACCTTCAGAGATTTTGAGGTATCAGCGACAACCTTTCCTAGCCTCAAATATTTATCAGAACTTAAATATGAGCCAGAGGTGGTGACGGTGGCGGATACCAAGATCTCCTCTTCTATCGTGTCGGCTGTAGTTCTTAGGCAATACAACTCAATACCATATTCCAGTGAAGATGCTTGGGTGCCGAGTGGTAGACTTGACTTAGGTTTTACTCTAACTGCAACATTCCACTTTGAATTACCATACACATCTTTGAAATAAGGTGTATCTAGCGTCTGCCCCTCCATCTCTAATCTGAATTTAAGATTTTTTGAATAAGGGTTATTATCTTCCTTAATGGCTGTCAGGTTCCACAGTTCCGTGGAAGTATATCCTGAGGAATATACGCCTATGGATGCTATATTTTCAACTGTGTTTGTTGGTGGTGCATATTCAGGATGTGTAGTTCCCATATAACCTGGGAACATCAGCTCTGTTTCAAATGTTGCTGAAAGGTTTTTCCAGTTTGTTCTTGCGCCCTTGATATATGATACGGTGGACGATTGATTCAAAGAATCCTGTGTTGTTTCTACGAATGCCTGATCTCGTGTAGACGAATTAAAGTCAAGAAAATTTTTCTTTGTAGAGCCGACTCTTCTTGTATCTTCTAGTAGATAATCTGTGTTGTCAGAATACAAATTAACACGAACAAGTTCGTCATCGATGCCAAAACATCTTATCAGGTTCCTGAACGCTTTCTCTGTTCCCTTAGATTTATAAATATAGGACAAGTTGTTGTAAATGTTTTGATATATCGTGTTCTTTATATCGTGAAGCTTCTCTTCAAAGAGACTTTTCTCGTTGCGACTAAGGATGTCCTCTAGAGCTGTGGCTTCTGTAAACAGATCTGGTATGGTTAATCCAGAAGATTCGATTCCTGTCTTTACCAGATAAGATGCTCTATCTTCTGGGGACGTGGCACTATAGTATTCTGGTTTTTTTAACTCTGTTAATTCCTGAATTTGTAAATGAGTGTTGTCAAAATAACTACTTATTACTTGTGTCAACTCTTTCAGACTGCCCCGTTCATCATCTTCCTCAATTATCCAAGCAGGCATCGTGTGAAATACAGATGCGTTGTTTGATATATCGTAATTGTTTCCGGCGTTTGAATATCTGTCAAGAGAAGAAATATAGGACGGATGGGATGGATATATTATCGGATCTTTTTCCTCCGATTCCGTTGTATGCGAAGACTCATCAATGGCGGATAAAGTTGATCTTACTGTTTCTGTGTAGTTAACGATTGTGCCGTTAGAAATTCTTCCAGAATAATCTAGTACAGTTGCATCGATGGTAGCGTCAGAAACTATTCCTTCGTTAAACTTATAATATACACCTATATCAACGTTTCTAGTTTCCGTACTATATTTATTGTCGTCAGTGTTTGTGCCACCGTAGACATTAGTAAACCAATGTCTGGCGATCTGTTCTTCTGTTCTTCGGAGCTTCCAAAATCTGAATTCGTCGATATAAAGTCCATTTGCAGAATTGTTCGAATTGGATGTGCCGTTTATATTTAAGAAAAGTTCTGACTGGGATACAGTAGTCATTGCATCCCCTACCGAAACATCGTGGATTCTTAGCCCGTTTTTATATATTTCAACATTAACTTTATCGCTCACACTTTGAAAAGATATAGCTATATGATTCCAAGAAGTTGAGATTAAGCCAGGGATGGATACAGAATTGGATGAAAAGCCGTTGTCCGCATCATCTTTATATTTATAGGTTACATTCCCTGTAGATGGATCATATGTCATCGAGATTAATGACGATACTTGATTTTCACTTATTAAGTTAAAGACAGTAAATGGTGAATTAACTGAGGCATCTACTTTTGCCCAGAATTCGATCGTATTGCCAATGGCTGGTGCCATATATAAGTTTGAATTTCTATAAACAGAAGTATCCCATATATTCGAATTGCCTTGCTTCGAGGGAAACTGTTTTGACAGTTCGTGCTGCTCGCCTTCGGTGATGCCGGGCTGTTTATTGGGACCGCCCTGGGCTGTGACGGACTGGTTATTAAGTAACTTAATATGTCCTGTGGAGCGAGGATAGATATTTTCATATATCCATAAGTCTAGCCCAGTCGATGTATTTAACCATTTCTGGATTTCTGAATTAGAACCATCGTATGGAAATGTCCTATGTATCCTTTGAAATGAATCTTCGTAATATTTCTTCGCAGATCCGTATTTTGCAAAATTCTCGGGCTTGGAATAATCAACACGTGGACGTAGGGATGTGCGAGCTTCTGATATATCGTTTACTAGTTCAAAAGACTCTATATCCTTCTTAACCTTATTTGCTTCAGATTTTGTTAGTATTTTATTGTTTTTATTGAATAAATCCTTGGTACTCATCAATCCACCCTAAACTTAAAAGTATTTGGTTGTTCCTTTAGTTCTCCAGCTACGGAGAACATCAATTTGATTCCATACATATATCCACTTTCGAGGGACGATATATCAAAATCAAAATAACTACCTTGAGCGTCATAAGAGATGAGTGTGTGTTCTTTGTTATTATTAAGTGTGCCGATGCCATAGTCCATGACAGTTTCGCCGTCGATTAAACGAATAATCTTATAATACATTTTGTCAACAATCAAGTTCTCTAATTCTTCGCTCGCTACTGTATAAATAGTTGGATTCCAATCTTTTTGTCTCGTGTAAATCCTGAATCTTGCCTGCTCCGTGGGTGCATAGGAGGGCTTGATATTTGTGATGTCTGTTACATAATTAATTTCAGAGTTATTAGTGGCGGGCTCTCTTGTTAGAAGCTTTATTGAACCCGTCTTTATAGTCGTGGCTCCTGCTGTCCATTTTTCGTATATGGTTTCCACCGTAACAGTGTCAGGTACAGTGATCACAGCCTTATAGACGCCTGTATCGGGGCGGGTGGCGTCAACTGCTGCAACGATTGATGTCTCCAGTGTTGAATCTGAAAATAGCTCCAATTTAACGTCACCTGTTATATTTTCTCTAACTCCAGAAACGGTGTTATATAAATATAAGTTTTGTTCGTTATTGGTAGTCAGTGGTGAAGACTTATATAATCTGCCTCTGTCGTCTCCAGTAAAACTTGCTTTTCTAGCTTCAACAACGGGGCGCTTAAAGAAGAATTCTGATGAGCGAGAAAAGAATTTCTTTGTGTAAAAATTTAAAGTCTGCGTTACACCGTCTGTTATTGAAGACGGAAAGGAAACCACGAAAGAGTGATCTGATAGGTTTGCCCAGTTTGCCTGCATGAACGAGGTTATGTCTAGTGACATGTCCTCGGTACCTTCACTAAATGTCTGAGACGTGATTACAGGCGCAGTTGATGTATCTATTGCACCAGATGTCGCCCAGGTGGTGGTTGCGTCCTTTTTCAACCAATTTGGAGTGCCCACATCTCTGTATGACTCCATGTCTAACCCCGAACCTTCAAGCCAACTATCAACGATTGAAAAAAGGTTTAATGTAAAATTTTTAGGCAGGGTGAATGGGTGTTCGGCATTGAACAACCTCAGGATAAATTTAGTGTCAGATGGGAAATTAGTATATGTGTCCAATATTCCTTGGAAATCAGGCTTCAAAAGTATTCTGGCTTCTTCCACCTTGTCTGAGGCAGCGGCGTTGGGATCTGGAGTTTGCCCATATATGAAGAAAGTCTCTAGTGAGTCCGAAAGTCCTGTGTTCGCCTCTGTACCTCTATCCTTTAGGTTTTCTTTGAAGGCATTGTATATCGTTGTGTCGGCGGTTATTTGAAACTTTTTTATAGACATTATACTATCACCCCATTAATATCCAAAATTGGATATTTTAATTCGTATATCAAATTCTTGGGCAGTTCAATATATCTGCCGTCGGCTGACATTGCTCTATTAATGTCAAATCTTATTGTAGAATAATTTCCTTCAGATGTCATGCCATTTTTTTGATTTATCTTAACGTCCGACACATCAATAATGCCGTCTACTTTCCTCAATTCTTTATAAACGTCCGTTATGAAGAATGGTTCGCCGATGTCAGGATGCCTTGTGAATCTTCTTGCTAAAGCTGTTTTTGCGGCGGCGAGGACATCATACTTGGAGGACTCGATTGAGGCGACTGCAACAAAATCGATAGTTAAATTAACCACCTTTGCGTTAAGAATATCGACTGTATCATTTATCATCTTATTCTTTTGGATCCAAGTCCTTACGTTCCTTTTTAATACAGAATTTGCTTCTGTAAGTGTACCTGAGGCGTTTTCCGAAATCATATATATGTTTATATTTCTCTTTAATGAATCATTGTCTCTTATTACTCGACATCTCTTAACTGCTCCGAAACGTGGTGGCATTTGGTAAATCAAAGATTCATAATCTTGTTGTGTTACCGCTCTGTTTTGAGTAGGAAATGTTCCCATTATCCTGTGGCGTAGTTCTTCAGAATTTGGGATTGTCACATCGCCAATGATAGGCTCTTCATTGTCTACTTCCAGAGATGTAGATATAAATGTCATCTGAGCACTGTTGAGTGTCGTAATATCTGTAAATTCCATCTCATAGTCTCCAGTCTGTGTCAACTGATTAGTGCTGCAATTTACATTTTGTGCAGAGTTTCTCCTGTACTCTACCGTAAGTATGGTATCAGAAGGACTAATTCCAAACTTATCACTTTTTATCAAATTCGTAGGATCAAACGAGGTGTCTTGTATATAATTTCTTCCGTGAACTTCCAAAACTGTAGACTGGGGTTCTGATATCATATCGTTTGGCATAATATAATCAGATGACGCTCCAAAAGTTAATTCAGTCCTTCTTCTTGAGCGATCGGTAACAAATCTTCGTGGAACAACTACGGGCTTCAGTATTTCTGAAGACTGATCTCCTGTATTATAATCAAGTGACTGATTTCCTAGAGTTTTGCTTCTGTTTGTAACACCCTTGTATATAATATTTTGCGATAGGAAGTCTACTTCATAATATTCATTTCCCTCGGCGTCTTTGACAGAAATTACCTCAGATATATCCAATGATTCCAACCTTACTTTTTTAAACTTCTCGAATGAACCTACAGTGACAAACTCAGTATCTATAACTCCTGAAACAACTTCTCCGAACGCCTTTATTACATAATAAGTCGGATCACCTGAATTTGGATCAACTCTAGCAACTCTAATTTCATTGTTATTAGATCCAAAGTGAACATCGTGACTGAGTATGAACGAATTTCCAGACTTAGTCGACACTGATGCGCCTTTCTTTAAGACAGGGATATATTTTGTGTCAGGACCGATGCCTGATGTTGTCGCAGGAACCATTACATAAAAAGAAGCAAGTCCAACGGAAGACGGTGTTCCTGAAAATTTGTATCCTGCCTGTTTTCCTATCTTGAGGAGGTTATCGAATTCTGTAGCAGTACTGAGGTAGGTTTCGTTCGCTTGATAGTCTATGTAGAACGAAAGAATATCTCCGACATAAGACACAGTATCAATCATCAAGGAGCCAAAAGACGCTTCGTTAAAGTCTTTATATGAATTTGGGTAATACCTTTTTATATATTCAACCAAGTCTGCCTTGATAGTATCGAATTCTCTGCTCGTATATTTAATAGATACTGTTCTCTTTTTACTCATTATGCTTCCTCAGTGGCAATATAATTAGTTGACTGATTCATTTATTTCCAACGTGCCATAAGACTCAAGGGGTGTGATAATAAATTCCATTTTTACAGAAATTGAATTAGAGCCGTTGACATCAGAATAACCCTCACTGGTGTCTGAAACTTGTATTTCCACCACTTCTATAAATGGCATATATTTTCCTATTTGACTTCTTATTTGTGATTTTATTTCTGAATGAACCGAAGGTGTGTTATTTCTAAAAAGGTACTTACGAAGACCTACTCCAAATTCAGGATCCATTATTCTCTCGCCCTGGATTGTTAATATCAACATTTTTAAATTTTGAATGATCATTTCAGAATAACTCTTATTCAGAGTATACCCGTCTTGTGGATCTCTCAGTAGTGGTAACTTTGGTGATAGCCCGAATGCCATAAATTAATCTCCTTCTCTCACATAATTAGATTTAACTCGTTCTTTTTATGTATTTAATTATTCGTAGCTCGGAAGTGTGTCTTCTGAATATGCTGTGGTAGCTTGTTCTTCCTGCTCTTCCCTTACATCGCAATACTCAGGCATAGCGAAACCGTTATTCTCCAATGCTTTTTTAACCTTTTTCTTATCTGTCGATTCTGCTTGTTTACTAGCATCGAAAAGTCCGAGCCCAAGAGCATTATAAAGGACATTCAGTTGGTTGGGCATATAAGGATTGCCTGGCCATGGGATCATTAAGAGTGTAGAATATGCCGTAGGTGGAATATTTAGACACACTAGTGAAGATAAGAAGGACAGCCGGTTAGCCAAGATTACATTTGGATCCATTCTTTCCACATGCCCCTTGAATAGCATTAGGGACGTGTTAAGTATCGCCTTGAGTGCGAAAGTGAGACTGAGTCCTTTAAAGGGGTTGCCCCATTCTACACCCAATCCCATATTCCACTTCAAATTTGTACATGGAACACCCTTGAGTCCAAAATTATAATCAAAAATTGCTGTCAAATTATCCATGCCGCCGACATTGTTCAGTGCATTCGGGTTTTTCTTCCAATCATCAGACTCGGGTAACACAGAGAAAAATAGACTGTGGAGTTCATCTCTAGACTCTCCGAACACGGTGTTTACCTTTTGTATTGTTGATAATTGAGCCATTTCGTGTAATGAAATTAAAGATTGATAATCTTCCAGTGGAAAAGCCCAGTCAAAAAGAGTTCTCATTTTAATTGTGTTCATCATTTTTCTTATTGAACGTATCTCTAAATCTTCACCTGATTTATTTTCAACGTTCCAGCCATAAGATGTTATTGGGAGAATATATACATTCCTTGATAAATCTTGGGTTCCAATTTGATCAAACACGGGTGCTACATTTCTCCACATGCCGTTGACGCCTGTAGACAGAGGAGTGTTATGATTGGGCAGCAAAAACATGTCGGCGGCGGCGGGTTCGATTAGACAACAAAGGCTAGTTTTTATCCCTTCAATCTTCTTCTGTGAAGTGTTCTGAAGCTCTTCGGCATCTTCTCTTGAATAATACTTGTCCTCAATTTTATACTGATGTGTCCATACCAGGTTGTTTTGAAGGGTTTTCCTGTCATTATAGTCTCGGCTGGGTATTATTAAATCTTTTTCAGTTTCTCCAATATCTATATGGAGTTTATTTTCCGACATCGTGAGAGAAGGTAATGAAAGGAATAATTTTTCTTTTATACTTGCTTGCTGAGAGCTATCTATAAATATAGCCTCCAGAAAACCTCTTGACACCTCATTGTATTCCCCTTTCAAAAGCCTTGCAAATGAATTCGTAACTGTTTCTCCTGGTGCCCTATCTTTATCTAATTCTGATACTTCTTTCATAAAGAGCATATAATAATCCTCTCCATACTGGCGGAGTTCATCAGAAATTCTATCTATAATATAGAGCATCTTGTAGTTCAATAAAGAGTCTGTCTCGGCAAAGGCGGCTGTGGTGAATATCCCCCTTGAGAGATTGTCTATCAAGTATGCTCGGAGTGTCGCCTTCACGCAAGCCTTCATCATCGATGCCTCAAGCGGAGTCTTCCTTATTTCTCCGTTTGATTTTTCAGCCTCCATGTCTAAACAAAAATCATCTTGAAATTCTTCTAAAACTTCATCAACAAGTTTTTTTAATTTCAGCAAATGTGGATCGCAAGTGTCTGTAACGGCTGGACCTAAGTTAATAAGTTCTACAAAATACCCAAGAGCATCGGTGCCCTCATATGTCTCAAAATACTTTCCTTTTGCAACTATTCGAAAAAGATTTTCAATTATTTCATGTTTCAAATCCTTATATATGATAGGAATAATTTTTTTCTGCTCATCATTAAAACCCTGTGGATATGAATCTTTTAGAAGCTGAGTAAAGAAAGACACTCCAGAATATCTCTCCTCCATTGTTGAAGTTGACATGAATTGCATAATATCTTCGGGTACTCTCCTTTTTGTAAAATATTCTTTACCTCCAATAAGCATTGATTGTCCTGTGACTGGTCTCACGTCAACATCATATACCGATGGAGTGTCATCCAAAAAAGGAGGCGGAGGGGCAGTACTGTAGAGCGGCTGCGATGGTTCAGCCGTAGTTTCTTCTGGTGCTGGTGGGCGATCTTGAAAAATACCTTTAAGTCCCTGGGTTGGGGAGGGCATAGGTGAAAACTCTGGGACACAACCCTCTTCTTCAAGTGGAACATACTCCGCTTCCTTGGGAAGTCCTATAGATGGAGGAGGAGAAAGAAGCTGTTCAGCTAATAACTGTCGATCCCTGTGGAGTTGTCGTTCTGCCTCTTCTCTTTCCGCAACCTCTCTCGGAGTGAGTTCCTTGTAAATCGCAAATTTATTTAATTCTGCAAGATTAGACTCCAGTTGCTTTATTCGCTCAGTACTCTCTGCGGCGGTGTCATAATCTGATTGTGCCTCATCCCTTGACGACTTTGCTTCCGAGAGTTCCCTTAAAAGCCTCTCTCTGTCTTCTATCAATGCCCGTTCAGCTCTTTCCAATGCGCCGATGGCTTCTTGTTCCTTTTGTTCAGCATCCGATAGCTTGGCTTCGGCGGCTTTGACTTGGGGGCTGTCTTGTGGTGTCTTGTACACGATGAAGCCGCCTTCTTGCCCTGTGTCTTCTCGAACTTTGTTGAGTCCCTCGTTGGTGATATTTTCTGCTTTGACATCTTTTATAGCCTGCTCCACAGCTTCTTTGGCAAACTTGACTTGTGAATTGTTCCATCTCACTAACTCTCTCGCATTATTGAGGGCGGATTCTGAAACGGAATCGTACATGTGTTGTGCTGACTCGACGATTGTCTCGGCTTCTGTGAGAATTCCTTCTTTATCATCCTTATTCTTTTGTAAAATTGCCGATATTTCACTTGCCTCGGCGGATGGAGATGATAAAGGAATCTTAATTTCCGAACTCTCATTTATTTGATATGAATCATGAGAACTTTTTAGAGAACTTACAGGTACTTTCTCCTTTATATCAACGGTTGTTTTAATAGGTTTCGTGAGAACAGGATTATCATCATCATCCTTCTCATACCCTGTAATCACTATTCTCGTGGCATCCACCTCTTCCATAAGACTATCCGAATAGGATTGTCCGTCTGACTGAAAGGTGGTATACACTGGACCGAAGAGTGATTCTACTGTCTCCCTCATCATAACTGAAAATGTCTCGTCCATGAAGGGGGTTGCGCCTGGTATAATATTTCCTTCTGCATCTTTTTGACAAAATAGGTTTGGAGCTTGAAATGGCTGTCCTGCCATGGCGTCCATTAACTGGCGTGCGAGCTTTGCAGTTCTTTCTCGTTCTCGCCTAATTTGCTCCTGAACCTGTTCGTCTGACATACCTTTGTTTATTAAAATTCTTCTTCGTAAATTATCGGGTTCACATGGATCTTCGTTTGGAGATAAACTACTAGGCGGTGGAAGGATTTCATTCAATTCATCACAAATATCAAATTTACCTGTTCCTGCCAATAGTTTAAAGAATTCTATTACTTTAGCCTTGGTGTCTAATCCCAGGTGGCAATATTCAACCCTTATTAAATTCATTACGATGTCGAGCGCCTTATCACTCGGATTTCCAGATACTAAATCACAATACTCTTGCAACGATAACATCGATGCCAAATCCTCTATGAAATTCATCATAGAGTCTACATCTATATTTTCTCTGATGCCATCGCCGAGCATGTCATCGAGTGCAGCCTGGAGGGCTGACAAGTCCAACCTTTCAGGATCCATCGGCGAATCTTCATTACCAGAGACGTCTGGACAGAAATCTATCAATGATGAAAATACTGATTGTACAAGGGATGCTATTAATGCAGTGATCATATCCGTTATAAAGTTTTTAAGATCCTTGACAAACGAGGCGGAAATGTCGTCTGTTGGGAAATCCACATCAAAAAACATTGTCGGAAGCTCGTGAAATAGTTTCTTTGCCTCGTCAATTATTTTGTCTATGTCTTTTATCAAATCTGGAAGATTTAAAATATCTAACTGTCCATGCATTGGGGCGCACTGTAATGCTGATACCAGTAGGCTCTTTAAGTCTATTCTAGATAAAACATTTTCATAGATGTCTTCTAGGGGCGAGTTCAATTCTTTTTTAAGCTTTTTATAGTTGTCCTGCTTAGATACACTTCCAACGAAATCTCTTTGCTTAATTCTTTCTTTTATCTTCTCAATTCTTCTCTCTTTGTTGAGATAGAATTTTTCCTCTGCTAAAAACTGTGCCCTTGTCATCGCCGTTGGACCCTCAGCTTCGGAAGATTTGGAATTCTTTGGAGGATCCGCTTTAGGAACTATTGTTACTTTATCAAACCCAACGTGAGTCTCTAAGAACTCTTTCCAAGGTAAGCCTATGCCCTCTGAAACCAGTTCTTTCATATTCTGTAGTAAAAACTGGGTTCTTCTGCTGCTCATCTCGGTTTTTGCATTTAATGAAAGATATTCCTTTGTTGCGATGATTTCGTTTGATTCCGGATCTGTGTGAGAGACGAAAATAACCTTATCTGTTCTATCCCATCCGATGGCAAGGATCTCCCCTTTATGCTCAGGAGCAAATTTTACATCGTTTGATTTTAAAAGATTTCGGAAATTGTCGTACAACATCGACATTCTTAACGATTCCTCTTTCGAGTCGAACTCTTTTACCTCCCCTTTAAATCTTTTTACGGATGTGCCTACCTTGTCTATTTTCTTTATTATTTTTGATATATTTTCTCTGAACTTTTCAAGATCATATTCATGATATGTATAAAAGTTGTCTTTATCTAAATCCTTATCCTCAAGCAAGCTTAGATGCTTATGTGGGACAGTGACAAGTATCTTAACAAAGGAAGATGAGCGTGGCTCTAAAAAGAATTCTTCTGCTCTAGCAATATTATCATAAGACTCTGTATTTATTAAAGAATTTATTATTTCTTCAGTATTCTCCTTTCCCTCTTGATCAAGAATCAAGCCTACACCCTTTGGTAGGAACTCTTCGTATATTTTTTGAATGCCTACATTTACATCTTTTTTATCAGTAGTGATAGACACTTTGTATTTTGCGTCGGAAGAGTCATAATAGGGGATGCCATCAGACTTGCTTGTCCAAATTTGACTTATTTCAGACTTTCTAAATGATTTATCGTCTTCTGAATTTATCGGGGCTGGTATAATTCCTTCTTTTCTTTCAAGTTCCGATGATAATATATATCCGACGCCGATCTCGCTAGAACCCCTGTATACTCTTGATACTTTTGCCCAATCACCGTTTTTTCCGACACTTTCGTCATATACCGTAACTTCCGTTTCAAGAAGAAGAGAGTCTATAATTGAAGCTGTTGAACTTGGCTCTGTTCGAACATGAGTGCTTATCTCGCTAACCTTATGTGTTAGCGCTGACGGTTCTGGTGGATAAGAGGGAGTAACAGTTGCCGGTGGTGATGCTGCGCCTTCTGCCGTGGCTTCTTCCTGATCGAGCTGTATTGGAAAAGTTACGTCATAGTCAAAACCTTCAGTCTGGGATGCTGATATTGCTTGAACTGGAGATTCTTCAACCCACTTCTGATACTCTTCGTTTGTTTTGAAACCTTCCTTTTTTATAAATTTACCTGTATTAATTTCTATAACCCTGATGCGGATTGCGGCACCTTTAGTTTCATCTTGCTCGGTTGATGGACTAGAGTTTGAAGTTGTTGGCGAGTTTCCTGCCTGAAGCATTTCTACATATTTTATTCTTGTTTGCCCAGTGACGACGTTTTGCGGGTGGGCAGCGGAATAGGCATCAATGTCTGCCTGGCTTATTTCTGCTTGGAGTCCATTTAGAGTTATTGTGCCCACTCTAGGGATTAATTTCCCTAGCGGGCGTCCAGTTTGAGCAAAGTCCTCAAACTGAGCCTGTGATTCAGCATAGTTCCTGAGAAATGTATAATTAGAGCTTCCATAATCGTACCCTGTTCTCTCTGAATGTTGCTGCATTGCTATCTGATCCGAAAGCGCTGCATGCTCTTGGGTAAATTTGAAAGACATTAAATTAATTAACCTTGTTATAAGTGCTGTTTATATACTGTGCCCCACTACTACTTAAATAGTGTTTTTCGAAGTTTTCTAGGTTGGTGCGATGTAGCCTAAGAGATACTGTTGATTTATTAAGTGTCCTCAATATAGTTTGCGCTGCTACCAATTTAACAGAGGGAGATGATGAGGTTCTCTTACCATTGAAAGGAGACATATGCCAGTGATCTTTTAAAGCCTTATTTAATTTATCTTGGGATGTCATAAGTCCTTGGACAATTCCGTTCAGCTTGTGGACGTGTAATGTCAACTTCTTTAAAGCTGCCACCAGATTCGTACCCTTCGGAATCGGCTGGAGGGAATCTCCGTCGTTACCTGCTATCAAATCGATCCCATATGCCGTGTCTGAAATATTAGCTCCTTGAGAATTAGTCTCATCCATTCTTGTAACTAGTTTTATCCCTTCCCTTGCAAGAATGCGAACTGAATCTGCCTTCATGCCAATGGCAGATCTTGCCGTTGAATTACCGACATTTCCTTCTGTTATATTAAAGTTGGCATCAATATCTGTTTTTTGAGAGATATATATTCTTGCAGAATCATTAATAAAATCTGGATCCACATATACGTCGTCCATTGGAATATAAGACATTCTTCCCACAACTACGTCTATCATTGAAGCCTGGGTATCCCCAGAACCTCCATAACCTGAAGATCTTTTACCTGGGCGATCTCTACCCATTACAATATAATTATTGTTCTTTCCCGAATATATGGCTTCGCAAGCAGCCTTTACAAAAGTAGGAGTAGGTTCTGTCAGTTCAGAGCAAAATGCGCCGTCACGAAGTGTTGCCAAACGATCTTCTTGATCTGTTGCCTTACTAACGGATAAATTATTTTTATCTATTGATTTCTTTTTCATTTTTAATTCCTGTCACAATCCGAAGTATCCGCCTCGCCATCGTCTTTTTCTAGCTTTCCATATTTTTGTTTTTCTGATGTCACCTTTATGTCCCAAGCTTCCTTTCCAATCCACTGTCGCAAGATGATCTTCCCAAGTTGTCTGGCCCGGGACTAGTCCTAATCCATGTCTCAAGTCGTAATGCCACGCTTCGCTATAAACGCCGTCCTCATAACATTTTGATGTTGCCCAAAATTGCTTTCGCTTTTGTGGGGGCACACCCTGGGCACCGTAATACTCAAAAAGCTCTGTGAAGTTTACCACCACTGCTGTCATTTTTCTTGTCTTCACTGGAGTGCGGTGCTTTGTAACTAGTGCATTCAAAGTTCTCCTCTCCGCTGTCCACGTTTTCCCCTCGTACTGTATTGACATTGGGGTTGGAACTTTTAGCCACAGAATAAATCTCTTATATTTATATCTATTATCTGCTTCAAGGATAAAATCCTCCTTATGTGGCTGTCTCATTGTCACCGTGGATGTATGTAGATCGTTTGCAGTAGCAGTGAAGTGAAAAGATGCTGCTGGTCCTGATTTTCTTGCTGCATTTGGCCATCGATATGAAGAGTAAAACACTGCATGTCCTCCGAGTTTGTGACAAATATTATATATATGAGTCATTTTTGCTGCCATGTCTTCTCTTACTTTTAAGTATTTTGGAGTCTTGTATTTTCTAGAAGTCCAATTGTTAACTTTGGGAGGATCTTTTTTATCGTATCTCACTATCTTTAATTGCTCATTAAGAACTCTTGATGAGCCGCCGCCTTGATTAAAAGCACCCTTTGAGCTATAAGAGCTTGGTGGCAAATTTACTGCATCTCCGCCGCCGGAATAGTCGCCGCCGCCGGAACCACCGGAACCGCCGGAGCCTTCGCCAGATTTGTTATCGATTAAACCCAAATAAATAGCTTCGCCATTTTCATAATCCACCCACACTAAATCACCTGGAGTGGCTGACTCCATTTCTGATACGTTTTTAGATCTCGATATAAAAGTAGAGTGTGAATCTATGATTTTAAAATCAACAGAGTTTTCTTCCGGTTCAAGTTGTTGCGGTTCCGGCAGGTGGGCATCCAACTCAGGAACTCTTATTTTGTACGAAACCAATGGATCTCCAGCAAAGAGATCCCACCATCCCCTCTTTTGTGATACCTCCATAACCCTAAGTACTATGCCCTTATATGGTCCTGAATGTATCTTTCTATTCGAGTAATGACTTATTACTGTTTTCTTTATTGCGTCGATGCCTGACATATTCTCAGATTCATAATAATCTGAAGTGTCTGGGCTTGTTAAAGTATTCAAGTCACCGTAAGAATTTGAAACTTTTCGCTCCTCTCCATTTACGGTAACTTTCATTCCTCTTCCTCGTTCGAACTATTTAAAATATCGTATATTTCTTCCTTTTCGTCAGAAGTGAGCCCATCTTGTTTGCCCTCCTTCTTTTGAATAAGAGAAGATATTTTTACAAGTTGTTCGTTTGATCTCTGAAGTGTTTCCACATATTTTGAGGCAATCATGCCGCACTGCTGAATAGTGGATATAGAGCTTTGCTTGTTCATCTCCTGAACAAGCTCTGTTAATAGGTGGGATGTTATTGCTCTGTCTGAGCGAATATTTTCTATAGCTTCTCCGAGGAAGTCCTCAAGAGTCTGGTTTTTCTTTTTCGACATTAGAAGGCTCCTCGATGTGGGTTATTTTACCCTCATTCCAATCTTTCTTAAAGGAGCGATATTTGACTCTTAGCTTATTTAAGTTGTTTACAACCTGTTTCGTGTTTAAACCAGTCAACTCCCTCAGGTATAGATAAATAGCCTTCTTGTTAAAAATTTCAATATCATCGGGTTGCTCTAAGAGTATCTTCACTGCCTTATATACCCTTTCTTCGGTGGGCTTCATGGGCATTTCACCCCACTTGCTAATTTCCGCCCAGAGTGCAGTCCAGAATTGTTTTTGTTCTAGAGCTTTTTCAAATGGATTTTCGGTAGATAGATATTTTTCTTCAATACTTCTAGGGATATAGTCATACTGTATTTCCCGTTGGCGCTGAGTTGAGTGCTTTTTTACCTTGTGTATAAACCAATTCTTGGTAATAACTGAAAAATAAGAAAACGCTTTTGAGCCTTTCGATGGATCAAATTTTTCTAAGATTGTCGTTAGCCATATTTTACACTCAGCCCTCAGTTCGTCAATATTTGGCAATGTTGTAAATTTGTAAGTGTAAACAATTTTATCAACCATTTCATCCATAGCGGGTTGAATTAATCCACGATAGAGCTTCTCTCTCTCTTCACGATCTGCCGTGGAACAATATTGAACTATTGCCTCCTCGTGGACATGCGTAAAATAGAGTCGTTTTGTTCTTTTGCGTCTTTTTCTTTTAATCTTCTGTTGTTCTGTCATTTTCTTCTTCCGTAATTACCCTTCCCTCAAAGTCCGATGCCCAATTGTCGAAATCTCTTATAACCTCCAAAAGCTCATTAAGGCGGGGCTCTCCGTAGAATAGATCCATCTTATATGTTTCATCTAAAAAATTATGAAAGGCGCTGAACCTTTCTTTCATTTCTACGGAATTCTCTTCAATAACCATGAGGAGCTTCTTGATATACCAGGACAAAATTGCACTAGATATAACCGCAGCAGGAAATAAAAAATAAATTATAATTAATTCAATCATGATTAACCTTCGATTCAGCCTTTTGTTGTTCAAGCACCTCTCTTGAATCTTCTATAAACTCTTTTACTCTTGAGGCGGCGGAAGAACTTGTTGGTGTGGTTTTTTTAACATTTATTTTTCCAATAACTTTTACAAGTGCAGTTACGGGAGCATGACAATGGGGGCACTCAACAGGCTCTTCGAACATTCCATGAGTGATGTTGGATAATTCCTCACACTCAAGGCATCTATAGCGGTAGCGGGGCACTAGGTATCGCCATCAGCTTGGTTTAGTTGGAATGTAGGTGGGTTAGTTACAATGAGTTCGCCTGCTTTGGTTCCCCAACGCTTGGTTTCCTCATCCTTGGTAAAGTCCATAGACTTTAAAACAGGAACAATATCTGTTTGTTCAAGTAGGCTCTTCTGTAGAGCCATCATAATAGCTCCTAATGCCTGATCACTTAATTTCATTTGCTTCTCCTTCTTTTGTTGTCTGTAGAACTTTATCTACAATACTATTATAGCACAAATTTATTTGTTGTTCAGTAAAGTTTTCTTTTATGTGAGCTTGAAGAATTTTTGCTTGCTTTTTATACTTTGATAAATTGTTATAAACTTCACGCATTTGAGATCGGACGGAATTAGTGTCTGGGAAACACCAACTTGAAGTTTCCTCCAAGACTCCTTCCCAAGAATGATGTTTTTCAAGATTTTTCTCTTCATAATTAATCTCTACAATAGAGTTATTTGAAAAATCTCTAATTCCTCCCCAGTTTGGAGCAATAACAGGAACTCCGTGTTGCGCTGCCTCAAATACAGGCAAACCATAACCTTCTCCGTGAGAAGTTGTAATATAGGCAGAGATGTTTTTATTTTTATAAAGAGAAACCATTTCCTCGTCAGATAAAGTTCCGTGAAGAAGGTGAATTTTACATTTTCTATCTTGAGGAAGTGTTTGTAGTAGTCGCTTCATCTGATTAGTAACATGATCTCTGTCAATATGAGAACCACCCTTGATAGAGAGCTTCATTAACATGCCCACCTCTTCATTTTGAAATTCCTCTACAAAAGATGTAACCAATTGTTCTAAATTTTTTCTTGGGTTCCATTGAGCCACTGTAAGAAAATTAAAATCTGTATCTAACTCAACGTTTATCTTTTTTGAGCGGAGGTTCCTTGCTGGAAAGTTTATTACCTCTATACCTTCTTCCAACTCAAAACACTTCCTAGAATGCTCTGACGGGACAATCACTGCGTCCATGCCTTTGCATGCCAATGTCCAGGATTGCGGTGCTCTCGTAGTTTCAACGCCTGCCGTGACTCCAATATTCTTCTTACACAACTCTTGCCACTCCGTTGGGAGTTGCACCTGCATTGATACATCAAAATCCAAATCGCCGGAGTGAACTTTCTTTGCAGTTTTCATTATAATCTCATCTATCCAGGCTCTCTCTTCACTATCTTCACATAGCCACCCAGATGCGCCCCAGCCGACATTCAATAAATAAATATCGTTCATATCATTTGAGCGTAAAGATCTCAACACCGATCGGCAATGCTCTCCGTAGCCTGAACGGGATAACGCTGGTCCTCTTACTAAAATTTTCCTACTCATAGTTCAACAATCTCCCAGTTCTGGTGCTTACGACTCTTCCACGAGCCTAATTCTTTATTAAGTTTTATTAAAGCTTCTTCCCATTTCTTTGAAAAAGTAGCACTATTATAATTTTTGACAACGTGGTTATATCCGAGTTGCCCCATGCGGACTCTATCCTCTTCGGACAAATTATACATTTCTTTTAAAGCAGCAACAAAATCTTTCTTAGCGACACGATCTTGATAAATATATGGAACCTTGTGTGAGCCAATTATTGTCCTAGTGGCTGGTTCAATAGCAACTCCGAATTTATTTGTGCCGTCAGACACTTGTTCTTGCAATCCACCTGTATTATTAACAATTATTGGAGTTCCGCAGGCGAGTGATTCCAATGTTGAGAGTCCAAATCCTTCTGCATCAGAAATATTAATTGTGCAGTCAGCAATATTATAAAGCATTGCCATTCTGTCTGCTGGGTATTTCAAAGGGGATAACATTACTTGTCCATCATTCAAGCCCAGTTGATTCAAGTTTGCTTCCAAGTCTGTGCCTGCTGGATCTTCAGGATCTGTATGAATCAGAAGGGCAGCAGATTCGTTACCGACTTCATCTAAAAATTCTTTAAACCACCATAATAGAGATGTAACATTTTTTCGAGGTGCGTTTCTATTATTCCAAAAGAATAAAAATTTAGAGTCCGCTCCGAAGTGCTCATTTTTAAATTCCTGAACCTCGTTCTCTGGAAATATTTTATAAATACTTGCATCAATGGTATGTGGTATTCTGATATGAGTAGCCTTAGTTCCCACCTCATTTACCACATCTTCAGTTAATTTAGAGATAGATACAACTAAATCATTAGAGTCATAATATTTTTTATTGTAATGTGGTGCAGGGTGATTATCCCATACGTGATAATATACCATAGGTGCCTGGGCTCTTATCTCATCCTCTATTTCCCACAACCAATCCCAGTATCTTGGATCTGTCATCAGCCAGACGATGTCTGGGCGCTCAGTACGCATCACAGATCTCATCGTTTCGGGATCTCCGTACCCATTTACTGGGAATATTTTCCAACTGTCTCCGTACTGCTCAGTCTTAACTGGTGACATATCTGAATGTCTTGCTGCTCCAGCTAGTGAAACAAACTCAAACTTGTCAGTTTTAAGCATTGCCTCTATAAAGAGTTTTGTCTGAATAGCTACGCCAGTATGAAAGAGTGGGTGATCGCTGAGAGTTAATATTTTTATTTTCTTTGTCATGTGTTCTCCTATGGACACTCTGCTGTATTCTTGAATTCGCATTTACTGCAAGATAATTTATTTTTTATGAATTTACCACTCTGAATATTGTAGAGGGCTCTGTTTAATAGCTTCATAGCATTATCTACTTTTTTTGCTCCCGATGTGACTCTAAAAATTTCCACGGCATCGTTTTTAGCTGTTCTTTTAAGAAGTCCAAAATGAGTCTCGATGTCTTTCATTTCGACTCCGTGTTTTCGGGCATAATAATGTTTATAATATGTAAGCTGATAAGTTGTCATTGGATCTGATTTTCGTTGCATATTCCAGCCCCACGAACAAGTCTTCCAGTCAATGATATGGATTTTTCCGTCGGGAGTTTTTATTACTAAATCAATGAAGCCTTTAAAATTATAATCTTCGAACCCCTCGATGGACTCATAGATGTCTTCTTCTGTTGAGACAAGTTCGAACTCACCGAAGTGTTCACGAAGAGCAGGGATAGCAACTGTTGATAGGCGTTTACCTTGTTCTCTCATATCCGAAATGTCTTTGGCTTTAAAAGTTGAGCGAACTTCTTCTGGAAGGGATTGCAACTCTTTTAAGAATGCAAGCTCAAACATTTCTGGTTCGTTTGTTATTGAATCATCTTCAATGCGCTTTTCACAAACCTCGTGAAGGGCTGTTCCAAAAGCTGTGTAGTGGTTTCCCACGAACTTCTTTATCTTATCAACATAAGTTATCTTATAATAATAAGGGCATTGATTCCAATTCTTTAAAGCAGAAAATGAAACGTGTTGCATATAAACCTCTATCCTTTGTTACACCTTATTATGACATAAAAAGTAGGTTTAGTCAAGTACTTTATTTATTTGAATCACTATTGGTGGGGGTTTTCTTGGCTCTTGGTTTTCTAGTTCTTGGAGCCTTGGCTGAAGCCTTTCTGCGTGGAGCAGGCGTTGTTTTTGTTTTTGGTTGTGTACCTTTTACTGGAATTCCATCTCCTATTTTAAAAATAAATACAGACGATGTGTTGGTTGAAACTGCTACCGTATCACCTAAGTCGACTCCCTCAGATAACAAGTATCCTCGAATCATCGATTCCGAAAGGCTCTCGCCTTTCTTCACACTTACAAATATTCTTTTTTTATTAGGAATGAAATTAATATTTTCTATTTTTTCTCTAACGGTGTTCATATTATTCTCCTTCTGCTTCATCAGAAATATATTCAAGTTTTGAATATAATACTGGGCATAATTGTTTTAGAAAAGATTGCCCTTCTTGTACAAAATAGTGTTCGAAAGCTGTTGCGAAATATTCTGAAATAGATACTGCTGAGTAAGGTGATAAAAATAATCCTATTGTGTGATTCGTAGCTTTTTCATAGCCAAGTTCGTAATATAGAAATTCATCAAACATTTTAGAATATTCAGTACCGACTCGGATTCTATTTGGAACCTTAATCCCATTTGCAGTCAAAGTGTCTAAGAATCTTTTCTTTTTTGAAAGGTATTCTGATTCAATCTTTTTATCCGCATATAATTCGTATTCATACATCTTCTCAACTGCGTGTGCGATCTCGTGGACAATATCTTCAAACAGTTGTTCTTCTGAGGGCTGCTCATTTGTAACATAAATACCGCCGTCCATATATACGGCTCGGACGCCTCTGTCATTCAATTCAGAGAATTGTCCTATAATTATGGTTTCGACTTCATGGAGAAGACGCCTGGGTATTGTATCTTCTATATCCTGTATAACACTTGTCATACCCACGTCCTCTGGTAGTGGATCCTTTATGAAGATATTTATGTTGCCGTACAGTAAGAACTCTTTTCTTTCAGTTAAATTCTTTGTATGTGCAGTCTTAATATAACTAGAAGACATTATACCTCGTGCCCTTGGGACTTTGCGAGTGACATCCCCTTTTCCACATCATCAATACCCTGTCGGTATCCTCGTAGCCAATTTTCTTCTGCTACAACCATTAAGAATTCTGGGAACTCTTTAGCTAACACTTCCACAACGTGCTCGACTCTAACGACATCATCTTCAGGTGAGACTTTCTCTCCCACATAATTAACTAACCAGGACTTCAATGGATTATCCAGTTCGACTTCTTTTTCTAAAGTCTCATTTTCAATAATTTTTGTATCTGCCGTTGGTAATGTTTTATCTTTCATATTTTTTCCCTTCTATATGATTCTTGTATAATAACATACTATTACTAATATGTAAAATTATAATATCTTGGACGCTAGTGTTGCGATGGCAGATCTCTCGCCCTTCTTTAGAGTCACATGTCCTGTAATTCCATGTGATTTCATTTTTTCAACAGCATACGTCAACCCATTCGTTCTTTCGTCGATATAGATATTATCAATTTGTTCGACGTCGCCGGTTAAGACAAGTTTTGTTCCTTCGCCAACACGAGTTACAATAGTTTTGAGTTCGTGCTTTGTAAGGTTCTGCGCTTCGTCAATAATAATAAAGGCATTAGCAATAGAGCGCCCTCTAATATAAGTGAGTGCTTCAACCTCTATTTTGCCTATTTCCATATATTCCTGTAGCGTTACAGCGTCGTCCATCATCAAAAATTTCAAATTATCTTGAATTGGTTTAAGCCAGGGTGCCATTTTCTCTTCCATTGTTCCAGGTAGGAATCCAATGTCTTTACCAAGCGGTTCTACGGGACGTGAGACGATAAGCCTCGTGTAGATAGATCTCTGTGTACTCAAGTGGTGATCATCTACGGATTGCTCAAGTCCTGCGGCGATGGCGCAGAGAGTCTTTCCTGAGCCTGCTTTTCCAACGAGAGTTACAAGCGATACTTGAGGATCCATCAATAAATCTATCGCATATGATTGCTCTTTGTTTCTTGGTTTAATTCCCCACACTCTGCGCTTGGTAGGTATTTTTATGAGCGGTGTCGAATGATTTTTGAATCTAGCTAAGGCTGTTTTTTTATCACTTATCTCTGATATTAAAGTAACACATTCATTACCGTTGATAGGGGGCTCTTCTGAATTCTCACTCTCAGGCAGAATTGTATCCACTCCTAAATAAAAATCATCAACCATTCTATCGGAAACAATTATATCTCGATATCCTGAATATATCTCGTCTAAAGATTCTATTACTTGAGATGCTTGATAATCGTCCGTTAATAATCCTATTGAATCACATTTTACTCTCAGATTAATATCCCGAGAAACAAGAGTTACCTTGCAATCAGGATTTTCTTTCTTTACAGTGAGTGCGGTTGCGATGATTTGATTGTCTGGATCTTCCCTGTCCCAATCTGCTGGGAGTAGTTCTGGATCATGTCCTCTTGCTGTGACAACTCCGTATTCTTCACCCATAGAAACTCCTTCATGGAGAGAACCTAGTTGTCTCAGTTCGTCGAGAGTTCTAATAATACTTCTTGCATTTGAGCCGACGGAATCCTGGCGTTTCTTATGCTTATCTATCTCTTCCAGGACTTTGAATGGTATGATAACATCGTTATCCTCAAATGCCTTGAGGGATGAGAAGTCGGTTAGATAAACGCTAGTGTCGATAACATAAATTTTCTTAGTCATTATATGTTCCTTTCTAGTGGTAAATAGGCTTAAACTCTTTTTATTCGCCCTTGGCTACTTACATATGTAAGCAAAAAGTGCTCGTGGAGGATTGAAATATGTTTCAAAGATTATTTTTATTTTTATTTTTAATAACAATTGGAGGCTGTACCAAACATATACAACATCCGACATCAATTAGAGATTCTTTTGTAATGGTAAAAAAGAGCATTAAACTAGACGTCTGTGGGAAAATTGATGGCGTTGAACAGTGTAAAAAATTGATGGACATGAACTCTATTGGATCAGGAGCGATTGTACTAAATAAAAAAGCGCTTATTAAAAACCCTAGAACTCTTGTTCTGACGGCTCAACATGTTTGTGATGATGGTGAATATAAATTTTCAGATTTTGATCCGAGGATGATGATTCATATTAGAGAGACTCTCAAATTTAAAGATAAAGTAACTTTAAAGGCAACAGGTAGCATGGAAGTTGTGAATTCCTATGGTGAGACATTCCCTGTTAAAAACCCACCTTGGATACAAAATATATCTGCTGATACTTGCGTAATAGAAACCTCTATGAATGGGAAAGCCCTTACCCTTGGTTCAAAGCCAGAATATGGACAGAAGACATTAAATGTTGCTGCTCCAAAAGGAGTGTTTCAAGGAAACGTAAGTGGAGGTGGAGTATATTATACAGAAGGATTTTATACTGGACAGGTTGAGTTAGTAAAAGGTAGGGCATTTTCTATGTATACAATTATTGCTGCTCCAGGTTCAAGTGGTTCTCCTGTTTTAAATATGAATGGGGAGTTAATAGGAATGATACATTCCATAGATGCCAGATTCTGCCCGGTATTTAATCCAGGGTGTATGAGTGCTGTAAGTTATGGCGCTACGAGAGAACAAGTAAGCGATGCAATATCCGCTGCCATTGCAGCCATCAAGAGAGGTGAAGGAATCACATTTGGTAAGAAATAATTAGTTAGAATATGGCTCTAAATATTTTTTCCAAGTTTCATCCACAACCTTATCGGGTAAATCACAGAACATGGCAGGAGAGGGGGACTGTGGCGCTCTCAGGGGTATCATACCAGCCTCCCTTGGAAGCTTAGAACCCTTCTTCTGATTGCACTTTTTACAAGCAGCTACAATATTCTCCCATGTCTTCGGTCCGCCTGCACATTTAGGTGTGACATGATCTATAGTCAACTCAAGTTTTGGGAATCTCTTTGCGCAATATTGGCAAATGTACCCATCTCTCCAAAAAACATTTTTACGGGAAACCCTTAGACTAATTCTAGCTTTATTGACATATCTGTTTATTGCTATAACTGACGGTACTTCAAACTTCTGTCCCACAGAACGGACGAAGGCATCTTTTCTTACCTCCACGAGTGTAGCCCTACCAAGGAATACCATAGTAAAAGCTTCCTGCCATGAGATAACCTGTATCGGGCGGTATGAGCTATCTAATTTTAATACTCTCCAGTTATTCAAAATAGCTCCTAAGAATAGTCTGTCTGAATTACCTCTTCTAATAATTCAATGTAACCGTCTACATTCTTTTTATTGTTTGGGTTGTATCTCCACATCATCTCTTCGTTCTTTGGACGTTCTTCCAAGTAACGCTTTGGATGTTCATTAATAGCTTCTTTAAGAGCCTCTGCTCCTTTGTCTACGTCAAAGTCTGGATAATAATAACCATGCTCCTCGAATGTAGGACTATTATGTACAAAAGGAAGATTAAGAAACATTGCTTCAAGCTGAAGGTAATTTAATTCATTACACCACTGATGTGAAACGATTGTTCCAGCATAACCTTTGTGTAACAAGAAATTTAAAGCCCACCTTCCCTCGAAAGACATTTTACTGTCCTTTACAAGCTCAAACTTTTGACAGAATCTAACAAAGTTATTTTTTTCTTTCAATCTTGCTGCACCTACATTAAAGACATTATCGATCATCTCGTTATCCTCATTATATAATTTCTCTGAAATTAGCATTGGGATAACACATGTCTTTACGATGTATAGATTAGATTCTAGGATGGCTACATTTTTAAGATTAACATGATCACCGAAGTAAGGATTGTAGCCTGCTCTCATATAAGACTGGACTATAACTTCTGGCGACCATATATAAGGACAAATACTTACTGGTGCTTTTGACATTGCTGATAAGGCACTAGCAGTTCTGGCAAAATGAGGTGATGTCCAATAGAAATCAACATCTGGTAAAGTGAAGCCGTCCTCACCTGGACCACCATATATCATTGTGCCCATATCAATAAGAACTTTATTTCCATATTCACAAGAGCCAACTTTGCCTCCATGCCCTCTGAGTATCTTTCTGCAAGTTTCCGTCAAAGAATTGGCACACTGAAGAATTACTTTATACTCTAATATAGAGACGGTGTCTAGTCTTTCAACTGGGACACCTAATAAATGCTTTCCATAATGTTTATCAGACTCTGAGACTAAGTGAATGTCATATCCGACATTTTTAAGAAGACGGTAAAGAAACCAAACATTTTGTTTCAGTCCATTACCAAATAGATTTTCATCAGATTGAGCAGTTATACCAATCTTTACATTTTTACTTATTTCCAATTTATTACCCTCACGTTACTAAAGGTAAATAGAAGAAGAAGTCTAAATAGACTACTCCATTAAGGTAGGATTCTTTTTTATTTACTTAGACTCAGACTTGAGCTTTTTATATTAAGTAATCTTAGAGAAGTTATGAACGAAGTGAGTAACTGACTTAACTAATATATATGCGAAAAGTTCTGTTGTTAAGGTTTATTTTTAAAATAATTATAAACGCCATAATTACGAAGGTTTAGCTTCATCTGTGAATATGAGATTCCGAGGAATCTAGCCGCTTCTCTACGGGTGTAGGTTGCAGAAACAGCAGCTTTTAAACAGGCGTCTTTGATGATCAGGGGTAATCTGCGCCAGATAGGGAGTCCAAAAAACTTACCTTTTGTTTCTCTTGTGGCGATTTCTAATTTCAAAGCAATGACTTCTTCGAGACTCAGGCTAGAAAGCTGAATCTCAAAGTTGTCATTAATCTTGTTTTCAGATTTTAATTTCTTTGAAACCGAGTAGGGTTTTCGTGGGATGGGGTTATGCAACTAAACCTCTGTTATGCAGGGGTATCATCATTAGGATCCACAGTTACACCTCGGCGAGTCTCGTAACCGGCGACACCGGGATCTGAAAATAGAGCTTCTTGTGTATCGACGGCGGCTGCGTTGGTTTTTAGTAGATCAACTTCAGTCTTAGCAAGACTGTCGGGTGCCGCCCCGACGGCAGTATGAATCGAGCGCACCCCGAGTGCCTCGATTGTAACGTTGGCACCGGGAAGCGGAAGTGCTTCTATCGCCGCTTGTAAAGCTTCAGCCTCGACTATCTTAGCATCAGAAGTAGCTTTATTGGTGTCGACAATTAATTTCTGAGCGAAGTATGCGGCTTCTGCGCCATCATATAGTTCGTCATTATCACCATTGTTTTTGTCTTGAGTTTCCATGATACCTAGCTGTGTAAGCGCAGCGGCAGCGGCAGCGGTAGTTGGAGCGCCCAGGGCTAGAACGTCTGCTGCGAGGGCTTGAATAGCCTTATACATTGTCACAATTTCTTGGTTGTCACCGATGCCGTCATTATCAGCGTCAGCCGATTCACGAGCGTCGAATGGGAATGCGTCAGCAGCGAATGCTATGCCATCGTTATCTCCACCAGTAGTACCAGTTAGTGCTTCTAATAATTGCGTTGCGTTTGTTTGAGCGATGTCGTCCAATACTGCCAAACGATCAATCTTTTGTTGAGCAGTTGTATAAATCTGTACGCCGTCGGGACCCTTAGAATTAAGGTGCCCCTTAACGAGTTTTTTGATTCTTCTCTGTTTTGACATTTAAATGTCCTCCATGTTCATAAATAGTTATCTGTAAATAGTCATAAGAAACGAAAAAGTTATAGTTCTAGCTCTTCTGTGTCAGATTCATCATTAGTATCTTCATCAGAAGCCTTTTCTTCTTCGTATTCGTCATTAGATGGCTCGACGATGCTATCCTTTAACTCATCCTCGAACATATCAAAATATAATTTAATGTTTGTAATCAAATAGGTGCTAAATAATTCTTGATCCTCTTCATTTCCAAGAAGACTGAAAGCATCCTTTATTTGAGTCTCTATTTTATCAAAGGTTGCTTGAGCAAAATTGTTACCTGTCCTGTCCTCGCCCTCTAGATCTTGAAAAGGTGTTTCTTCACCGTCGGCATCAATATCAATGAATGCGCCTTCGTCATCTCCAACAACAACTTCAATTTCATCGATGTCTGAGATTTCGTCGACGCTGATCATGCCTTTTGAATTAGCAGCTTTTGTAATATCCAGGGGAGAGAGAGAATTTTGCACAGCAGTCACGATGTGGGCAGAGAAGGATCTTCTCTGTTTGGCATCAGTGGTGAGCATTTTATAATCTTGTTCTAAAACAGGAATAATCTTTTTAAGAAGATCTTCTAGAACGTTGATACCAGTAGAACGATGTTGAACCTTGTCGCTAGATGCTTCTTGAATCAATCCTCTGATAATGTTCCTAAGTTCATTTTCTTCCTTGGCGATACTTTCTCTTAATTTCTTCGCACGAACACGGACGGCTCTTGCCACCATATCCCTGATTCTAATCTCTTCAATCATTTGTTCTCTATCAAACATATTTATCCCTCAAATATTATAAGTTTTTTGTTGTCCGCCACCGAAGTTATCGGTTTTGAAATCATCTTTTCTCATTACAGTAATAATTTTCATTGTATCAGGACCCTTCCTCATTTCTAAAGCACCAACCAAATTCAATGCAGGTGTTTTAGCATTTGCTTTGTGCCTAATAACGAAAGCTTCCCCATTTGATATTTCACCGTTCGCATAATCTTGAATAATCAAGCCCAAGCCACGTTCGGCTGCTTGCAAGATAGCATCTTTTGAAATAGTTTTACCTTTTCCGTGACGAAACCTTCTTTCTTCTCCATGCTTGGAAGGTTCGAGATCCATGTTTTCTATATCAATAACTATTTTCATCTTTCCGACGTTAACAACTTCTTTTTCACCACCTACTTTACCATAAGATGATTCATAAAGGTTTTCATCAGTAGTTTGCTTATAGGAAGTCTTTGGAAACTCTTTCATAAACTCAATAAGCTTTCTTGCAGAAGCATCAATCATAATAATATCAATTTCGTTCTTTGGATCTAATTCACGGAGAGCATACCATCTATGATGTCCATCTATAATATATTCGTCACTAGAAGTCATTAAGGGCTTACCTTTAGAAAGATCTATTTCACCAGCCTGGTGTTTTTCAGCCATGGAAAAGACTTTTTCTAAATTAATTTCTTTTTGAACAGGCTTCAATCCACCCACTGGGAATGAAGTACTGAAACTATCCATCCCTTGTCCGTCCAACCACTCAATAAATTCTGAAACATCGGCGGACTTAATTTGAGGAAGCTCATTTCTAGAAATACCTAGCCCATCTTCTAGGTTGATGATGCCTCTGTCTGCGTTAGCATCGACTTCACGCATAATCTCTTTAGAAGAATCCTCAGATTCCTCTACTTTGTTGACAACGGTAGCTTTACCAGTGGTGACGTCGACAGAAACAACAGTTTTAGTAACAATCTCGACTTCAGTCGATGAATTATCACCCCCTTTCTTAATAATATTTGCGTCCTGTTCATCGTCACCACTGGCATCATCAATATCAACAGACGCTGGACCGCCGAGTTGTCCACTCGGAGTGTCTTTTGCATCTATTTCGAGTGCTTCATCAATCATTCTCCAAACTTCACTCAAAACGGCAGTCTCGGGCTGAGAATATAAGTCAAAATCTTCGTCTATAACCTGGCTGACGATTTCTTCCCAAAGCTTCATAGCTGAAGATCCTGAAAGAGGCACCATTTTCTTAAAAGATTCGATATCACGGTTGGCAATAGCGTTTCCAAGTAAAGTACCAGTCGCACCAGTGTCCGACATCGAGCCATCTACTTGGACAGCCTTCACAGGTAGGTTGTTTTTTGCAATAAACTTCTCCATTCTATCAAATCGAGCGTCTGCGCCATCTTTTTCTCCCTTTGAAACCAAAACTGATGTCCCTGGGCTAAATTCTTTCAACATTTCGTAGGTATCCACAATGGGAGAGGGATATTTAGACGTGATCGGGACGATCTTACCATTATACCCATTCTCATCGATATATGTATTCCACATCTTCTCGGAAACTTCAGGCGAAACAATAAATAGCCCGCCCTCAGTCTCTCTTTTGACAGATTTCTTGGAGATAATAATAAAGACTACATCTGCATCGTAAGAATCAATCATTTCTTTCGCACCGAGGAAGTGTCCTGCGTGTGGTGGCTTGAATTTGCCAGGAAAAAGCCCAATTCGCTTGCCACCAGAAGATTCTTCGTTTAAGTCGGAGCCTTTTTTATCTTCCCACGGCAACAATCCCATAATTTGATTAACAGGGGCGAATGATCCCGTTAATTTATAAGTGTGTCCATTGAAAGCGAACACAAAACCTTCCATAGAAGAGGAGATTTTGTCCAAACTCTTTAACTTGCCAAGCCCCGCTTTCAATTTTTGTATCTTTGTATCATCACCGGCGGACTCAATATCTGAAATGGCTTGTTCAAGTCTGTCTGCCATCCGATTTATCTCATCCTTGTGAGAAAGAACAAATCTTGACTTCAAACCATCGAGCATTTCGACTGCAAAGTCATGAACAATATCTTCGAGAGGATAAATAATTTCCTTTCGGACTCTCTTATCATCTTTAATAAAGGACTTAACAGCAATTTTAACCTCTGGATCCTTGATAGTTTTATATATTTGTGTTGCAGTAACGCCTTTTACGCCAAACATTCTTTGAAGAAGCATCTTTTTAGTAGTTTCTTCTAAGTCTGGAAACATTCTTTCAACAAGGGCATCCAATTTGGAGATAATATACTCCCCAACAGTAGCGCCCTCACCCACTTGTGAGGCAGCGAGTAATTTTTTAAGCCTACTAACTGCTGTTGTGAGAGCTTTATCATCCGAAAGAGCACGAAGACGTTCTACTGCTTTCATTTCAACGCCAAAAGAATCCTCTTTGTCTGACTTTTGGATTTTCTTCAGAGCTTTGCCGAGTAAGTTAGCTTCAGCAGAAACATCTCTATCGGTTACTTTACCTGATTCACGATCATATTCGCCGTGCCCATCTCTATGGATAATAAGATTTTTAGAATTGTAGTTAATAATATTAGGATTATCGGGATCCATAACTTCTGCATTATAAAATATGTTAGCATCAGCACCAAAAACCTTTATTTTCACGTCGTCTGATAATTGCTGGACTGCATCAACGAATGCTTCAAAGGCACCATTGAATGCTTTCTCTAATGTCCCACGTCCAGCAAATTTAGCAGCGAGTGCTTCTGCATCCATCCCACCCTTCTTTACATTACCTACATTTCGTGCAGCTTTTGCTTTGCCGTCCTTTACAGAATAAGAAACAAAGAGGTTTTGTCCATCGAGCTTTTCACCACCAGTGATCTCACCGTTGGAAGCAGCTTGCATTATCTTTATCATATCCGTGAATGATAAATCTGGATTGTCATAAAGATGATCTACGTGTCCGCCTAATCCACCCATTTACTTATCCTTCTTTCCTTTTACGTTCTCTTCTAAAACACGAAGCTGCTCTTCTAGCGTTGCGACTCTCTCGTTCGCTCTTCGTAGGTGACTTTTTACTTCTTTTAAATTGTGTCTCGCCAACTCAATTCTGCGTGAGTCTCGGAGCGATTTTGGATTGAGCAAAGATAGGGCTTCGTCGATAGACTGAACTAGAGACTTCCAGTCAACGAGTTTTTTAGCACCCTCGTTCATAATGAACCTCTTCGTCATTGTTCTTAAATCTAACATAACAGTCCTCCAAAGTCAAGTATAATAGTACTTTATTTATAAAATAACATTTATAATTAGTCTTTTGAGGGATAAAGAGATGATAAATTATCTGGTAACTTTGTAAGGAACACCAGAGTTTCGAAGGCGTGCGGATTTTCTCAAGACAGAAAAAGGGGTTTGCTCGACTGATTTATCATATTCAAGAGATCTTCTCGAATACATATCTATCGTTCCCATCTTCTCTTTGATTGATTTAAAATTCCTTGCATCGTTTGATTTTATAAAAATTCTTGGAGAATTTTTCAGAGACAAATCAGATTCAACTTGAGATAGATAGCTCAAGCCACCAGTCACCACAACCAATATTGCAAAGTTGGTATAATAATGCTGCTTGTGATGCGGGAATGTATAGTTGTAGGAAAAAGGATTGGTGTCTGAATCAGAGACAGGAATAGATCTGATGTGTTTCCACTCAAGATCTTTTGTAGTCTCAAAAAGATAATCATCGTTTTCGTCAAATTCAAGAGCAGTCGAAGTTACCATTTCATATAGATCAAACCTGACTGTACCACCAGAAGAAATTACTTCGTCAAAAGTATCTGTAGAGCAAGTCCAATTAAGGGATATATCAGTTTCGGAGGTTCGAGAGCAAGAGAGATCGCTTATCAATGTCAATTGAGAGAGACTGTCTGGAGTCGTCCTACTTTTAGCCTCCGAAGAATCTTGCCAATATTCCTTGTTACCAGAGTCCTCCCCTACCACAACACCCACTTCAACATAATAAATGACATCCACACTTGATGTCACATCAAAGCTAAGGGAAGAGACATCGACAGTATCTGTATGAGAAAACCAAGATTTATCTGCGATGTGATCTGTTTCGGAAAGAGAATAGATTGATCCACTAGCTACCACTGATTTGGCATAAATTACAGAGGAGCCCTGCTTTATTTCCCTATATATTCTATAAGACTCTGCTGAATTGGAGAGTCCTGAAAGATAGCCAGAACCGTTAACACTGCGATGATATGCAAATTTAACAACATACTGTCCAAACACATTAGTTTTGGAAACCTCCATTTCACTATATCCAGAAAGAGGAATGCTCGGAAGGGTGGAGAGACTCACTGGGCACAAAAGCCTAACATCAATTATATTAGAAAAATTAGAATCAGTGACTGATTTAGTAGGGCTATTCCTGTCGATCATAACTTTGACTTTTTTATCATAGCCACAATATTCAGGCGCACTAACATTTGGCGAAGCCAGATTTGAATAAGGTATGGCATACTGAAAAGTCCCGTCGCCATTATCTGTTTCTGTAGTTTGAGAGAGACTCTTTATTCTTGAATAAGAACTAGAAAAATCAGCCTCAACTTGAGAGGCGTCAGGATGTGTTAAATTATATTCATATATTTTAAATAAACAAGAAATATCTCCAACTTCTTGTACTCTATTATCAGTTGTTATATTTATATTCTGGCTACTTGCGTCATAGTTAATAGAAGTAATAGAGATATCAGGCAAAGCACTGAGGCTTGTTATAGAGAGGGACACATCTTCTGAAGAATCAAAAACTTCTGCACCACTAGAAACATAATAAGTTCTTATCTTAAAGATAACATCTTCAGGTGCCGACGGTAATGATTCTGTATAATATTTTGTAGTAGTGGCACCATTAACACCACCCATAAGATCATAAGTCTCATCAACTGCTGTAGAAGTTGTTGAGCCAACTTCTTTAATAATTTTATATTTTATAGTTTGAGGAACTGATAAATTATCCTCTTCTGCCTGAGTCCAGTTGCTGTTTTCACTTATTTGGTAATATCCATAATAGTCAAAATTAAAACTATATCTTTGATTACCCGAGATTTCAGAAACCGAAACAGAGGCATTATATACGGGAGGGATTTTTTTTAATCCTAGAACCGTTCCCGTATCCTGAAAAAGCTGAACTGGTGAATCACCGTCATTTAAAATACTGTAAAGTGTTATTGTAAAAACGACAGGCGTTTCTGGATTACCTGGATCATGAGCCGAAAAGTCTAAACCAGTAACACTCCAAGAATTACTAGGAAAAGGCGATAAACTAGCGGTATTGGAATCAACTACGCCGTAACTATGTGTAGAGGTGCTTGAAGAAGCATCTGAAGATATGACTGCATATAATTCGTGGTGATCTGTAGCTGGAAACCAAGAAAAAGGAGCATTAAATCCACCAGTAGAAAAATCTCTACCAGTTATTCCGACACCGACATATGATGCATCAAACCCAATTGACATTTTTTATCTCCGTATTCTATTACACTATAAATAGAAAACAAACAAAAAAGCCTCCACACAAGGTGGAGGCTTATTGAGATAAATTATTTATCTTTTATTTATTGAAGTTCCAAGCCTTCATAAGTCTTTCGTTCAAAAGGGAAGAACGTTTATTGCGAATGCTTTTATTCCAATCTTCTGAAAGAGTTCTTGCGTCTGTTCTCATTTGAGCATAGAAGTCTTCTTGTGTCTCGGCAATGTCTGGAAGTTCTACGTCGCTTGTGTCAAGATAATCCTGAACATCAGCACCAGTATATTCTACTCTGCCTTCTGAATCAGTAACAACGTCGCCAGAACCTAACTCGCCGTAAAGCCAGTCAGCAAGTTCCTCGTTTTCTTCCATTGCTCGAACGTCAGTTTCGATGTCGCCAGTAAAACGAACACCAGGGATGATGTGCTTCATGTCGCCATATCTGTCTTCTGAAGAAGTAATGTCGTCTTCAATAGCTTCGTTTGCTTCTTGTTCTTCTTTCTCTTTTCTCATTCGCTCGTCGTAAGCATCTTTCATTGCTTGTCGTCTGCGAAGATCTCTTTGAAAAGCAGATAACTTTTCCTCGTCTACTTCTTCTTCGGAATCAATAATTGCTTTCTGAAGGTGATCTGGAAGTTCGTCTTTCTGATCGCCTGTAAGTGCTGGATTGTCGTTGTGCTTGTCTGTGGTTTTTTCTTCCATCGGGCGCTGCCCTGGCATCTTACTATATCCATCAGCGTCAAACCCAGGTTCCACACCTTGCATTTGTGCGAGAACGTCGGTAACCATGTCATCAATCATTTCGATTCGTTCAACTACAGCAGGATCAATGGACATTTTTGCGATTTGAGAAATTTCAGCACCGATTTTTTCAATCTGTGTAATTGTTCTGGACATCTCGTCGCCTTCTGCGACAACCTCTTCTTCCATAGGACAACCACAAGGAGACTCTCCACAGGAGGCACACATGCCTTCCATCATTTCGTCTTCGTCTTCGTCGGCACCGAACTCATCATCCATATCACGTTGAATGTCTGCGGGAGCGTCTGAAGCCCTGCCTCGTGGGTTATCCTTCAAAAAAGGAAATTCCTTCTCCAAATCATTCATATAAGGATCATCATCATAATCATCATGATCATCGTATCCCATCTCCTCAAGACGATTCTCTTTAAGAACCTTAGTAACCGCCTCCTTTACAATATTTCTTAAATCGCCTTTAGTGCTCATTTGTAATTTCTCCTTAATAAAGCTTTTTCTAACACTCTCATAAATAGTTTGAACTTTTGGATTTGACTTATAGTTGTCTTCCCAATCCCTAAAGCACATGTTGCCTTGTAGGTAAGCCTCCGCTTCCAAGCCTCGAAGGACTTCATCGGATTGGGCATATCCCGGTTTGGTGGGCGCTAGGTTATCCATCTTGCCGTCACAATTTTGACGGTGATGAACTAATTCGTGTGCAATAGATCTTAAAATATCCTTAGGATGCCTTCCATCTGTGTAAACGGCAACGTTCATACTTGAGGGATCATAATAAGCAGTCTTACCTAATACGCTAATTGCATTTTCAGGATCGCTGATGAACTGAATCGTAGCGTCCGTGGAAAATCCAATCCTCTGTTTTGCAAAATTATAAAAATGTGCTAGGAGTTTTTGAAATTCACTTTCCATTTTATTTTTTACTTATAAGTTTGAGCGCCAAGGTAAGAGCTTGTCTGGCGTCTTTTTTATCATCGAATTGATTAACTAAGAGGGCAATTAATTGAGCCTTCTCTCTAGTATCATTTATCTTTGACATTAGGGGTGCAAGCTTCTTATCATTTAACATAATTTCAAAAGCGTTCTCGACATCTGTCTTGACGCCTGCGGCTTTAGCAACGCCTCTTCCCACGCCCACGCCAGTACCAGCAGCGTCAGAACCCGCTCCAGCAGGAGGAGCAGTTTCAGGCTTCTCAGAGAGTGCTTTTTTGACTTCTTCTAAAATGATCTTTTTTAACAGTTGTCCAGAAATGTTCATTTCTTAATCTCCTCCATAATTATTGCCCTTAACTCTTTAAGAGACTTCATGGCATCAAGAGATACCTTCCTTAGTCTCCGTCCGGCAGAAGCATTTCCCTTATTACACTTTTCAGCGTCCTCTTGTGCCAGAGTCAAGTCTTTTATGATTTGTTCGAATTTTTCTATAATCATGGTTAAGTCTCCTTTCGTCTATAAATAGTATTATTTAGAGTAAATATCCTAGTTTTCACAAAAAGCGAAACTTAGAAATGATCCGATTATGAGGCTGTATACAATAAAACAGACAACAGAGCCCCATTGAGAAGTCTTAGAATTTGATGTTTTGTATAAAAAGAAACAACAAGAGCCACCTAATAAAATCTTTAAAACGACAAAGCTCATTGGGTGTGTGTATATTAGGGGTATCCAAAGTGGGTTTGCCTCCTGAAGGAGTCTTAACTTTGAGATATAATGGTAGGAAAATAGAGCATCGGCAATATTGAGAATGAACGTGCCAAGTATGAGTTTTTGAAATATATCTTTATTCTTCTTCACCTGCTATGTCGATAATGATGACGCAGCCGCCTTCCTCATCTTCCTCCTCACGCTCTTCGTAGAGAGGTTGGGGAACAGAAATATAAAGCGGTTCTGGTTCCCACTGCTCTAGGAGTGACTCTTCGGCTGAAATAAGAACGTCTATATCATCCATTAACTTCCTCCAAGAAAGCAAGAGCCTCTTGAGCGTTGTTTTGGAAATGAAAACCCAAGCCTCCATTTTCACGCCAAGGGCAAATCTTGCTCATAAAGTCATCAAAGAGAACATTACCCTCACCCTCTGTTGTAGCGTGAAGAAACTTTTCGTGCTCAAAGATTACCTCTCTAATATTACATAGTCCAAGATTATTTTCTAACCAAATTCGCTTGCCTTCTAGACTTTCTTGGGCTCCTCTTTTATCCATAGGGCTGGTGAGGATAGTAACATTGTAACCTTTGATGCCTTCCCAAAGTTCACGTCCAGCAGGATTCCATTCTAAGTTAGCCCAGAACTCTTTGTCGTTATGAACAACAAGATACATAAACTCAGAAGCTTTCTTGCTACCAGTTGGAGTATACTTTTCTAAGTCACCCTCAACAACGTAGTCACGTCCGACTTCTTCTTTAACCTCTTGAGCTAACTGGGCAAGCTCGGGAGGTGGGTTATTTAAAACCTCATTAACTCGTGGGACAGCCCCACCGATGAAGTCAACAAGGACTCCATCCATATCACAAAAAACATTTCTCATTGGTTTCTCCTTAACAACCACGCTACATATATAATATAATAGATAGAGCAGTGAAAGTCAAGCATAAACGACATTCATTATGGATTTTTTACCAACTGAACGTCGTGAGCACGAAACTTACGAGTCTGTCCATTGATCAACACTGTTGCTGTTTTCATTAATTTATTGTATTCGACAAGAACACCCTGAATGTTGAATGGGTTTTCTTCTCTTTCTTTCGGGAACTGACTGAACTCACGACAACGAACTAACGCACCGACTTTCATAAGAACTCCTTCACCACCAACTCACAACAATACTATAGCATAAGCACCATTAAGAGTCAAGAAGATAATAAAATTAAGTTTTGTTTTTTTACGTGATCAAAATATAGAGAATCCTTATTATTAGAGACTGGGTGTTCTTTTGTCGGCACCCATGCAACTCTCCAACAACCTTTTAAATAAGGGTTGTTAAAAATCTCATGAATTGCGATCCCAACACGAGTGACAGGTTTTTCATCTTGATGATGGAATACTTTATTTTTAACTAAAGATCCTTGCTTTATCAATTTTATTTCCTTCGTCGTCGTTGATAAGGTTCTTCAAAAGTAAACATTTCATATTCTTCGTTGACGTCTCGCATGAGTTCATCAAATACGAGCATTGTTCTTTCGCAGTCTACGAGCGCCGTGTGAGCCCTCCCTTGGACGTTTACCTTATAATGCTCCACGAGATAATCCATGCCCGAACGTTGCAGCCAGGATGCCCTTACGAGCCTGTCAGCTATGGACTTTGTGTCAATATAAGGAGGAAAGCTTGGAACCTCTAGATCATTGCGAGAACAAATCTCGTGAATAAAATTTAAATCAAAAATAAGGTTCTGTCCGAGCAGGACATCTGAACCTTCGATAATCTCTTTGACTTCTGGCATAACCTCTAGTGCGTTCGGTGAGCCAATCCACTCTTCAATAGTAAAACCATTTACTTGAAGTGCTTTTTCCGAAGCAGTGTGAAGTTGTTGTGGATTTATTTTCTTTTCCCACTTCTTCATTACATAACGATTACCTTCTGCGTCGAGAACATAAGTTATCGCTGCTATCTGAATAATCTCGTGAATGTCGGGATCAAGCCCCGTCGTCTCTGTATCTAAAACTGTTAGTATCATTTATTCTTCCTCTGTAATCCAAAACACATAACTCATCATGCACTCCGTCATCATTTTATCAAACTTTTTATGATCTATAAAGTGATTCAATATGTTGTCTCCAAGATTTCTCCCAAGTTTCCATGCCTCTATTTCCTCTCCCAAGAGAGAAATCTTATAAGCATCAGAACGTCTCCGCCGTTCATCAGACTCTCGTATATAATATGGATAGTTATATTCAAAGTTCTCTGGATTCTCAGATATGATGATATGCCCACATTCGTGAAGAAGAGCGTAGTACCTATTTTCCCATTGAGGGGCTGAGTCTATCATAACTAACATCTCATCCCATTTAATTATATCTTCACAATCCTTGGATAGGGTAACCTTGAATCCCCGTTCGCCAAGCCACATAGATAAGAGTTCGAATTGCCTCTTCCAGATGTCGCTCTTCTTGATATTAAAGTGTTTTGCTATGTCCGTTATTAATTTACCTATGCTGAATGCATCGGAATGTGTCTGCATGACTTTTAGCCTTTTTTATTTTATTTTTTGGCTTGAGTCTTAAACTCTGGATTGGAGGTGACTGCATCAGAATCTTCACCGTGGGATTCGTAGACTGCCTCTAGCAGGATCCTGCCGCAGGCTTGGTGAATATTGATAATGTCCTTCATAGTGAGATCTTTCCCCTTGGCAGCTTCTGTCCAAAGTCGAACAACTTCCGTTGAGGATGATGCAGTTTTAATTGCTTCGATAAAATGTTGCGCTCTGCTGTTCATAATCAATTCTCCTCTTTATATCACTAGTGTAATGTACTACACTTTTACTTGAAAGTCAAGCAGTTTGTTAAGGGCTGACTTCTTTTGCTCCGTCGTGCTAGTTGTCCTTTAATGTGTCCTAGAAGTAATACTCCTTATTCTTGACGAAGGTTCGTTGACAACTTTGAACCAAGTAATTTATGTTTCCTCATACCCTTAATAATAAGTAGGATCTAAAAGATATAATAGCACAAGAAACGGCACAAGTAAAGGTTTTAAAAGAGGTGGGGATTAGAGTGATATATTTTGAGTCCGACGGCGAGGAATAGAGAAATAACTCCTAACTTAAAATTAACGCTTGTCGGCATTGCCACGAACTCCGAAAGAAAATTTCTGCCGTTTAGAGCGTTAAACGGCGAGAGATAATTACTGTTTATTCTTGAATGAAATCAACTTTGTCAATATCAAGAACCCAGAACGTCATACCATTGACGGTGGTGATTGGCTTGCAAACCTTTTTTAGCTTTGTCAAATCACCTTGAGGCATCATTGCAGTCCAGGACATTTGATCTTGTATAGACTCTTCGAGTGCAAACTCCACGTCGTCAGCAATTCTAATAGGGCATGTAATATTTTTCATAATAAAAATTCCTTGAAACGACTGCCGTAAAATTTTTCTTGCCTTTTAGGACAAGAAAGCAACAGTCAACTTTCAATAAGTAAATCATTCTCTAACTTAGTAAGGAGCTTAGAGGAAACTTCAGCCTTTGTCCACTCTTCTCTCTCTTCGGTAACACCGAATTCGAGAAGCTTGTTCTCTAGAAGTTCAACAATCAGTTGCCAGAGTTCTTCGCTAATCTCATCTATAGTGTCATTCATATTGATTTCCTTTATTTCACATAATAAAGTAGAAGGAGGTAGAAGAAAAAGGAGATAAAAAATTATTTTTTTTATATTATATCTTCACATCGGGACAATATCCGTATTTGTTCCGTTTCATTTGTAATGCAATAACACCTGCCGGTGCCCCATTGCCAAACAGTCCAATACCATACTTCATCTATTAAGGATTCTTCTATAACCAATCCTGTTCTAACCAAATCGTCTTCCCAATTCTTTATGTCGAAGTAAGGACCACCGTCGTCTACCCACTTATCATTACTCCATACTTCTAAAAGGTTAACCCATTCTACTATATCCCCTACGTTGGGGAGCCCGTTGGACTGCATTGGGCTAGGAGGGACTGCTAGGGGAATCTTCTTTGGCTCGTCTTCCATATGGGTAACTATGGCAAGACTAAGGAATTATATAATAGGATCTACGAAAAAGTCAAACGGACGATACTCATCTACCCATTTAATTATCCTGAAGGATTTCCTGGAAATAAGGACTTGCTCTACAGGGTGAACGTATACGGGAGTCATTGTATTTTTAGTTTTATGCTTTTCGAGCCATCTTTGCCACTTGTTCCATTTATTAGCCTCGACTAATACTACTTTTACATTTCTTGGATCATAATCGTCGGATGAGAAGAACCTATGAAAGACTAAATCTCCTAGCCAGTGTTCATTATCCATTGGATCTAGTCCTTCTCCAGAAGTTAAGAAGACTGTCCTATCCTGGGACCAACAGTCATTTAGTCCTGCCCACCATGGCTCTTCTCTATTACTCATTCTTGTATAGTTTTAATCCCTTTTGTTTCAAAGCCAGGTTTATCGATTGTGAGTCGTGTTTTAAGCATGCCCTCAAGGACACCTTTAAGTTCATCAACTTCATTCTCAGTCCAGTCTGGATCTAAATATAAATCAGTTAGGACTTTCTTTCTCGTTCCTACTTTGCAGTTCACGAGATTGCTTGCCATCAAAGCAATATTTTTATAATTTGATAGTTTTTCTTCTTGAGTGCCCTTGCTCATAACTCTTGCCGCAAATACGATGGCGGCGATTAGGGCTATAAAAGATCCGTATATTTGGATTTCTTCCATTGAAATATTCATTAAAGTGTTCTCCTCGGGGTGCGAAAATATATTTTTCGTATATTATAAGTAGTTTATGTCATAACAATTATAATGTGTCAGTATTTTGACAGCAAATGAGAGGTATCAGAAACTTGACACTTTTATCTTTTGTAGGTAAGAGTAGGTGAGGGTGCCACCTTTGAACACTTTTCCGCATGTCAAAGGTAGGTTTATGTAGGGGGTTATAGGATATTTTCGCCCTTGGCGTTGGTAATGACGTCTGTTGGCAAACCATTTTTCTTAAAAATGTCAACGACTCGCTTGATTCCTTTTGGAGTGGCTGCGATCTCAGCGAAACCCTCTTTAGAGTTGTCAGAGATTTTTTCATCGACACCGATGACTTCAAGCGACAGTTCTTGAACTGTATTTAAGTCGACTTTGTCGTTAAACGTAATTCTATAAGGAGCCATGGCACCTTCGTTAACAGCTCTACCCATACCAGACTGCTTAGGAAGCGCATCAGGAGCGCCATCTTGGATGTATGACAAGCCGAAAGGGGTATTAGAAATCTGTCTACGGCTATGGGGAGGTAAGTCCCGCATAAGCCCGATTTGATACTTGCCGTCGATGTCCAATCCGGCGGCATTAATCTCAACATCAAAAGACTGAGCTTCAAGCCGTCGTGCGATATCTGAAATATCTAAGTTGGAGTTTCTTCCCATAGGACCAGACTCAAGAGAATCCAGAGAGATGTCATGAATCTGATCAAATTCCGGATCTTCTGAGTAAGAACTATGTGTAGCACCAGTATCCATAGAATCAGCGAATTCCTTGTCTGCACGTGTTTCGTGCTCATCGGAATACCAATCTTCATTAAGAGTCTTATTCCACTTACGCCAGTTTTCAAATAGTTTTTTCATCGCCATATCCTGCATTATAAAAAAGAACCTCTAAAGGATTACGTCCACTTTCTTCAGAGAAACTAGGATCTCTTTCCTTACCTGCTGCTCTATCATCTCTGCCACGAATAAAAGCAACGCCTTGGTTTTGTGCTTGAGCGATAGATTCATCGTGTCCAGCACCTTCCTTTGTAAGATTGTCTTCTTCTTCCTTATCGTCGATATACATATCACGCTTTCTATCGTAGTGCTTTTGCGCTTTAGCATCCCACTCTAGCTCTGCACCAGAGCCATACTTTACAGGTTCTTCCAAATCACGCTCGTCGTCTTCTGAACGCTCGTCGATGTCGTAGAGTTCCATGTCGTCGCTTGTACCACCTGACTCTAAGTCTCCTGGAAGAACAATAACTTCGTCGCCTCTTTTGCCGAAGACTTTCATCTTGGCGTCGGAATAGAGTTCAATAACAAAACCTTCTTCACCAGTTGAAGTAGTAATTGGTTCTAGAATCTTGCCGCTGGCACCTTTAAGTGAACCATTAACAACATAGACGAACTCGCCTACTTTAAAACTTTTTTTTTCCTGTTCTTCCAAGTTATAGCTATGGTCGGAAGGTTTCATTCTGCCTTGCTGAAGTGCGTCAAGGTAGGCTTGGTCTGGCTTCTGAATGTCAAGAGGTTCTTCGCCTCTAGCTTGAAGCACAGCGTTATAAGCTGCCATGTATTCTTCGTTGCCTCGACCAATCTTTGTAGGAGGGTTTCCGTCCTGAGCATCAATCTTGCCGTATTCACCCATTCTTGCTTCGTCGATGGGCTCTTGTGTTTGCGCTTGATTGAAAGCACCTTCTGCGAGAAATTTTTCCCATTTACCTGTTGCCTTACGCAAAATCTTTTCCGTTTTTGTTACCTTAGACATTACTTTTCTCCTTCTTCAAGATTTCCAACTTGATTTCTTTTATAATCTAATTCTTCTGCTGCTTTCCATAACGCACGAGCAGCTTCATCAGCCATAGAAGCAACCTCGTCTTCTAGGGAGTCGTAGGTTAATTCGTTAAGAATCTTTATGCACTGCTCAAATGCTTGCGCTCTTGGATCTTCCGAAACGTTAAGTTCGCCGAAAGAGTTCGCAAAATGATAGCGCCCTTCGCTCAAAACCCTTTTGGTTTCTTCTTTAATAATCTTTAATAATTCTTCTTTTTTGATTTTCATTATGGTGCTCCAGGTGAATTGTCGTTTCCAGTCCTCTATAAGTAGTTTCTAAATCTCTTTTCCGCCCTTAGAGCCAGGAAGAACCTTTTCTATTCTTAGAGAGTAAAGCGCCCCATTAGGCACAATAAGTTTTCTATCCGACTCTATAAGGTGGAATACCGTTTTGGTGGGGGTTTGGCGGATGATTCTCGCCTTCTTCGTGCCCCCTATATAAACGATGTCATCCACATCGAAGTCGTGCCCAAACATAAAGAGTATGCCATCAAGTGCGTTCGATACAATGTTCTTGAATAGGAGGATTGCGAAGGCTGCGATAAACATCCACCCATAGTGCCCAAGCAAGCCCGATATAATCCCTTCTGTTGCCTTTATAACCTCTTCTGGTGAACCCATCCTCCAATACCCTCCTATGTTCTACTCTAAGTAGTCCAATAGAATCTCAAATTTTTATACGGGGGTATTTTAAGCTTGTCTTTAGGGGGAATACCCTAAGTCTCCAAATTTTGCCGTGTGATCGTGAATGTACCTAGCTTCACCTGGGGAGGGGGTAGATCCCCTAGGGACTTAGATCCCGGAGGGGGAGGGGGCTCCCCTACCTACCCCTATATATACCATACCTTATTAGCTATTGTCAAGTCTTTTATAATAAAAAAGGGAAGTACTTGAGCCAAGCCTTCCCTTCTTCACACCAACAACCCAATTGGTTAACTATGTTTACTTCATCGTGCATGCCTTGTATCCGGCTGAAGTCATTCCAGTATATAGTGCTTACCCTACTCTGACTGAGACAATGGCTATACCACACCTTATATTCTCAGTCAATTAATTAGTTATTTTATTTCTTTTGTTCTCGGATTAATCGATAACAATTACACGTTCTCGTGTGGTGAAATAAGGATGCGCAGCGCAGGATGCATCAGTCATCCACATTCGCTGTGCCTTGCAGTTCTTTGGCTTGGGAGCATACATATCTGTCAAGATAATGACACCGTCAAAGTTATGACGATTAACATAATCAGTAGGAGCATCGAAGCAAGTACCGCCAGTCAATACACGCTCTGTTTTCCGTCGTTCACCTTTCTTCCAGACGTAGATTTTATTCTCATCAACTTCGTGATCGAAAGGAATGATTGTGAACTCTGCTAATTTTGCTAAGTTGTTCAACTCAGAGAAGAACTTTGTAAGCATTGTATTGTCGACAGAACCAGATTGATCAATTGCGATGGCAATCTTGGCTTGTCGCTGGACTTTCTTGCCTGGGTGGATATAGGCGTAACGTTTGTTAACTCGCTTGATTGTAGAGCGCTTGTTCGCCTTCTGAGACGTCTTAATGAAGTATCGCAAGACTTTACGCCAGCAAACCTTAGTAGTTACTGAATCAATGATGTCTTGTCGACACTTTGAAGAGACTGAACCCCAACCAGAACCTTTACTAGCTTCTTCAGCTGCTTTCTTTACAGCTTCTTTTAAACGTTCTTTAGCAATCTCATTAGTAGTGTTATCAGTCTCGCCCCAACCAGAGTGATCATCCCAGGCACCAGGATCAGAATGTCCATTGCCAGAGCCGGAACCAGAGCCTGAACCGTTACCTTCTTCTCCTTCGCCCTCTCCTTCTCCACCTTTACCTTCGCCGTTCTCTTCTTGTTCTTGCTTTTTTTGTTTTAAAAGCTCCAAGTATTGATCAGCAGTAGCGCCGACAGGAAAGCCTTCGAAGTAACCTTCACCAGGAATCAGAGCGCCCTTAGGAAGTTTACCCATCAAATGAGAGTTGATAGCCAAGTCAGTAGCTTGGTTCCAAATCATGGACATGCCACCTTCAGGCAAACGCCCAGTAACATGTTCAAAGACAAGGTGGTAGAACTCATGCATGAGAACACCTTGCTTGTGAGAGTCGGTTAACCCTTCGAAGAACTCTGGATTGTAAAGCATCTCGAAATAGCCAGAGTCAGGGTTGACTCTAACGCCTGCTGTAGGAATAGCAGTGGAAGCTCGCTTGTCTATCTTTCTGGACAGAGCGGCGAAGAACGGCTCATCTCTGAGGAGTCGAGCAGTATGTTTGTTTAAATCAAAAGTCATAATCTTTCCTAATCTCCTAACCACTCTTAGAGTATCCCAAATTTCTCACCGAATGTCAAGAGAAAAAACCCTTCCTGCGTAGAAAAAGGAAAGTAGGTGGTGAGAGAACTACGCAGGAAGGGAAGGATACTTTAGGCTTCCGGGTCGGAACCAGTGATTAATTCAACGATGATTCGAGAGAACTGGCGTCCATCAACCGAAGCATGTGATTTGTGAAGCTTGATAACGTTCTGTTGTCCAGCCTCACCAGCGTTACCGATAACTGTGAAGAGCTTCATTGCAACTTCACTTGGCAACATTACAAAGTAGTCAACAAGGTTTTGAACCTGGGCTTCAGTCAGCTCTTCTTCGAAGGTACCTGCTGATTCCATTTTCTCTACCATCGCCGAGTGATCATTGATGGAGAAGTCTTTAACCTTTTCTAACTCACCGTTATCAAGAATGTCTTCGATAAGTACTTGACTCTCGTACTTGTCACAGAAGTCACGGAAAGCAACAGCAGCTTCGAAACCAACGAAAGCAGTTGTCAACTCATAAATCATGCCAAGTGACTCTTTGCGATTCTCATCAGAGATGAAAGAAGCATTGACAAGACATTCATTCAAACGATCCCAAGAACGTCGACTTGGATAAACCTTGTTAGGCTCGAACTCACTTGTATGTTCCAAGTGATTGCGATTCTGATTAATGAAATTCCAAATAACGCTGTCAACGTTTTCTTTAGCCCAAGTTAACCAGTCTTCAACAGTAGGTTCAACATCGAACACTGTCCAACGATCCAACTCAGCAGGATCCATTTCCCCTACTTGGTACTGCTCACCGTGCTCACCACCATTTACAGCAGCAAAGATAAGAGTATTAGGATGAAGAACATGCCCATTAAGCTTTCTAGAGTCTGTTAACTCGAAAATACCTTGACGAACCTCGATGGTAGCACGATCAACTTCGTCTAGGAAGAGAACAACAGGCTCATTGCAAGCTTGGTGGAACCAGTCTGGTGGGTTAAAGCGAGTGCATTCGCCGTCTATGACAGGCAAACCAACCAAGTCACCTTCAGTCATCTGACTTGCACGACGCTCGACAACTGGAAGATTAAGCCCAGCAGCAGTTTGATAAACAACACAGGACTTGCCTATGCCGTGACGTCCTCTGAGAAGCACAGGCTTCTTAACAGCAGTGACGTGAGGAGCAACTTTAATAAATGTTTCAAAATCAACTGACATTTTCTACTTTTCCTTTTTTTCTTTCTTTCTCTCGGGAATCACCACAACTCCCAACCACATGATCACTATCTCATACTCTAATCTAAATAGCAAGTAAAAAACGCAATTAATTTACTTTTTTATGCAGCACTAACAACTTCCAAGTCATTATCCTGAACCCACTCAGTGTAAACGCCGCCTCTGCCGTAAGTATTGGGGTAAAGTTCTTGCATTCGAAGCTCACCAGCAGTAGGTGTCAACCACTGAATCTTTGCTTGCTTCTGTCCGGCATCAATCATCAAGCCCATTCGAGCAACACGATTATAGCGTCCATTGCGCTTATTCTCTTTACATCTCAGAAGAGCGCCAACCTTGTGCTTAGAACCAGGAGGAACTAGACGATTAAGCATTTGACTAGCATTGCTCCAGAATGTTCCTGGGTAATAGTCAGTGTAAGGATCGCTTTCTTGATGCTCACCCTTTGTATGCCAGTTAGTGCCTTCTAGTTCTTTAGTCTGCCAGTTCTCTTGCCAGAACCAAGAAGCTATTGTTCCGTTGTGGCGGATATAACACCGACGCTCATTCTCTTCAACTTCAAGTCCTAGCTTCTTTGCTTTTTTAAGAAATGTTGTTCGCTTCATGATTCTTTCCTTTTTGTTAAGTGGCTCTCTCCCAACCACATATACACAATAGCAACTCTTGATGTAGAAGTCAAG